GATATTTTATTGCTCCGTTTGTCCATGGGTAAGATACTCGGCTGTCTACCGAGTGAACTGGGTTCAAGTCCCAGACGGAGCGTAGTCTTGTCAGGCTAGGTGATGTGCTGTCTTGTCCGGTAAAGTCTGGTAAGGTAAGGATTTCATATTTTATGATGTGTGGTTCGGTGCTGCGCGGTAAGGCGCTGTTAGGTTCTGTTCTGTAGGGTAAGGTAAGGAAATTATATTCATGTGGTCGGGTCTTGTGCTGTGGGGCGTGGTAGAGCGCTGTCTGGTGATGAAAGGTCAGGTCAGGTTGCGCGGGGTGGGGCAAGGTATGTTAAGGTAAGGTTATATTATATTCATGTGGTCAGGTGCAGTACAGTGCTGTGATGTGCGGTTCTGTTAACTAAGGTAAGGATTCATATTCACATGGTTATGTCTGGCGCTGTGTTGTTTTGTTGGGTGATGTATGGTAAGGTAAGGATTTCATATTCATAGGCTCGTAGCTCAGTCAGGTTAGAGTACTGCTCTGATACGGCAGAAGTCACGGGTTCAAATCCCGTCGAGCCTATTAGTTGTTGTGTGGTAACGTTCAGTTAGGTGCTGTGCGGTAAACTAAGGTAAGGATTTATATTTTATTAGGTGATGTCCGGTGCAGTTGGGTGGTGTTCGGTGGTGTGGGGCTTGGCTTGGCGTTGTAAGGTAAGGAAGTAATCACTAAGGAGAAGTCACATAAGTATATAAAGAAAAACTTCTTCAAAAATTAAATTAAATAAAAAAAGAAAAAATTCAGCATGGAACTTAAAAAAATCAATGGCGTTTTTGAACGGTCGGAAGTCGAGAATGAAACTGGACTCCCAGAAAGAATGACTATCACTGTTGACGATGAAGCGGACATTAACGAAGTGTATCAAATGTTGAAGGATGATGAAAATTTTATCCTAGTTGATACAGAGAACGAAACAGCAAAGTTAGTTATCGCAAATCCGTTAACGTCAAAACTTGAAAACGGCGAACTTGAAATCGTGTCATCTTCAATTTTAGATGAGGATGATGAATAATACTTTCAATTATTGAAAGGAGGATTTAACAATGGATTTAGGAATTTCAATTTTAATTGTTTTGTTAGTAATCTTAATCTTAGCAGTATTCTTAGCGTTCGCTTGGTATCGTATCGTACCACCGAGTGAAGCGCATTTAGTCGTAACACCACGAAGCCGGTTTGTAGTTTCTCCGGACGAAAATGTGGCAACTAATAAAAGAAAAACCTACTTTGCAATTCCCAACTTTATCCCATTCTTCGGTCGTGTAGTGCGACAACTTGATGTTACTATTAAGGAACTTGTGATTGAACAAGAAACTTACGAAAAAAATCAAGCGCGGTACATGGTGAAGTCTTCAACGAAATATAGAATTTCTGATGTAAGGCAAGCTGCTGAAACTTTCATTAATAATGAAGAGTTGAAGAAGCAACTTGTTGAAGTTATTCGTGCTTCGGTTCGTGCCATCACTGTCAAGTATGACGTGGTTGACGCGAGAGCTTCAAAGAAGAAGATGGAAGAAGAAATTCGCGCAGAAATGACGGATGATTTAAATAAGTGGGGTTTAAACTTGGTTAATTTTCAACTGGTAGATTTTCAGGATACTGAAGATAGTGCCATCATCTCCGACATCTCAAAAAGGAGAGAGAAAGAGATTGAAGCTGTTACCAGAGAACGTAACGCGGAGAAAGAAAAGTCTGCGCGTGTTAAGGAAGCTGAGTCGGATGAAAAAGCAAGACAAAGAGAAATTGAGCGAGACCAAAAGGTTGGAGAACAAGAGCAACTTAAATTACAAAAAATTTCCGAGCAACAAAAGCTTGCAAAGGAAAAGGAGTATTCCGTTATCGAAGTTGAAACCGTGAGGCAAGCAGAAATTAATAAGAAGCAAGCCCAAATTGACGCTGAGAAGCAAAAGGATGTGGCACGAGTTATTCGTGAAGAACAACATCTCATCGGTGAAGGTGAAAAGTTAAGACTTCAAGAAGTCGCGAAAGGTAATGCTGCAGGAGTTCGTGAAAAAGGATTCGCTGAAGCCGACGCTCTTGACAAGAAACAAATTGCTCTTAACAAGTTTGGTGATGCTGCTATCCGCGCATTAACAGCCGAACAGATTGTTGCGATGCAACAAGAAGTTGGCGTTGCAGCTGCTAAAGCATTAGAACGTGCAAACGTTCGAGTATTCGCTGGCGGGGAAGGTGACGGTAAGCAGGGTTTCGACCTTGGTAAAATGATTTCAGCTGTCACCGTTTCAAACGATGAAACTGCTAACGCTGTAATGAACCGTATCGCTCGACCTCACGATTTAGGATTATCCGCTCTAGCTTTGAAAGAAGCGACAAAGAGAAACGATAAACCTAAAGAGAACAAGAAGCAGAAGAAATAATTTCAGGATTATGTGAATTTTTATTTTTCCTTTCACTTTTTATATTCAAACAAAAGAGATAAAATGGAAAACAAAAGAAGATGACAAAAGGAGATAGAGAATGAACAACACGGTTAACATGACAACCGCAGCTCTTAGTTCTGATATGTCATGGTTTAGTTTAATAATTCTAGTTAGCTTTGTTGCTGTTGTGCTCTCCCTCCTTGTAATGGCGATGTCGTCAGTTACAAGGTATAAGAAACTTAAAGGAGCTTTAGAATGGTTAACAACAACATTCAATTATTTCCTAATGGGTCTTGCAACACTTGCAACTCTAGCCGTTCCGGGCTTAGTAATCTTCTTTTTTGGGAAACAAGCCGCAGAGGGTAACACTGCTCCGGTATGGATGACAGCTTGCATTATCCTTGGTTACTTTGCAATCTCATTACTTGGTTGGTTATCCAAAAAGTTTGTGGTTGACAGAGTTAAACTATTCGAGGAAGAAATAAAAAAAGAGGGGGAAGATGACTAAAGGTTCAACCTTTTTCGGTAAAGATGATGGTAGCGAAGTTTTTCGTCCCGAGTACGAAAAGAAAGAAGTTATCAAGGATGATGAGGTAACTGAAGATACTTGCAAACCCGAAGAAGATGTAGAAATGTGTGAACGGTGTGATGAACAAGAATACACTGATGAATATAATGATATGCACGTCTGCGGAGATTGTTTTGCGGAGCTAGATGAAGGTGATGATGATGATAGTGGTGATTATGGTGATGAATTTAGACCTATAGATATAACGACTCTATTAACGGGGTTAATAGTCTTAGGCATTGTTTTATCTGTCGGAATAACAGTGCTGTCTCAAGTTGGAAAAGCGTTTAATGATTCTGCTGTTAGCAATACAACCGCTGAGATGGTTAGTGCTACAGAAGTTTTTATACCATTTGGAGGAATTATGGCAGTGATGCTAATAATTTTGACAGGTGTTCTAGTCATTGTTATGGCACGTTCGCTTACCAATACCTCCTAATTCTTCTGCAGCATTTGTACCTTTTATACTGATTGTTATCTATTTGTGCAGTATTTAATTACCGTTTTATGTCTACAAACCCGGGGTAAGTCGGTAATAAATCTCCCCATATAACTACTATCGTTCTATATCAATCGGTATTTTATTTTCTATACAAGTCGCCGAGAACGTCGCGCATCTTATTCTTATCTTCCCAAGTGAAGATGTCGGGTGAAGCGTAAGCTGAAAGAAATGTATTATAATCATGACCTAACCTAGTACAAATTTCTCCACCATCAATTCCTAGAGCCTTTAACCAATTCCCGTGCGTCTTCCTGAAAGTGTGGGAAGCGATGTTCCAATAATCTTTGATTCCGGCTTTCTGTCCAGCCTTCTTGTAAGCAATGTTCAATGCCGGATTAGAAATGACGCCGATGTAATCATTATCTTTCAAATTATTATCACGGATATATTTTCGTAAGTATTTAGCGAATTGTGAGCTAACAGAGATTATCCTAACCTTCCCCTTCTTCTCACCCTTCTTTGCTTTAGTTTTGGTGACCCTCAAGATGATTCTATGATTCTGAAGGTCACAATCTTCAACCTTAACATTTTGCACTTCCATAATCCTAGCGCCAGTATTAATCAGCACAATAACCGAATGTTTCTGCTTCGGTTTTAGAGCATCCTCAAACTTCATGTACTCATGCGGGAAGAAGAACCTATCCTTGTTATCTCTAAGCGTATATTGTTTGCCATTTTTGAGCCTTAAAGATTCCAAATTATCCCTTAAATCATCACTTTTTGCCATGTTCTAAAATGTTAATGTATAAAGATTTTAAAAATTTAATTGTTCATATACGTTTCAAACTGGTCAGATATAGCGAATGGTACTGTTGTATCCGTAGCCCAGTCGTAATAAATTACCGGTTTATCTTCAGTGTGCCGCATCAACCAGTATCCATTTTCAACTCCAACGTACTGATAGCCAGCTTCATCTAACTCCCTAAAAACTGGTCTATCAGCGACGTCTTTTAAGTGTTCTGATAAATCTTTAGTCATTTTTGACTTGCTCCTTTCTTATACTTAACCACCTGTCCATAAAATCCCATACGAGGAAAATACCTAGAAAAATGATTAGAACTATGGTTCCCCAAAAATCTACCAGTTCCATTGTTCATAGAAGTTTAATAACATCTCCTCCCTTATTAAATCTTCGTTTTTTAGTTCTTCATTTTGCCACATATGCCGGTGACAACAGGTGCACACGACTGTCGACTTCTTCGGCGCTTGCACTCTCTTCCCACATTTAATACAAATAAAATTAGTTAGTTTCATCTTTATAGCTCAAATTTTCCATGTATTGTTTTAATTCCCTCACTGTCAAATTTAATGGCGGTAAAGTGTTGATGTATTCAATGTCATTGATACACTCATCAACGTAAAGGTCATAGAACTTGTTTGCACTGAGGTCATCAAACTCGCAAGCATCACAGTTAGTTGTACCGAAGTACCAGTATTGGAAGAGGGCTAAGATGATTAGCGCCACTACAATCCATTTAAGCCAAAGAGTCCTCATACGCTTTATTTCTCCTTTTTAGTTCAAGTAAAACTCCAATAACCACTATTGCCAAGATTATCGCTCCTGTCAAAAAACTGCTCATTCTAGGGTTCACCCCCTATAAAAAACCTTCGTCTTTTTGTCATCATAATCCCTGCTCCAACCATTATTCCAAAAGCAAATCCCGCTACAATTCCTAGCGCTGTTGCAATCCCACAATAATTCATTCTATCCCCGTCCTCGTTTTAGTTTCATATTTTCTTAGGTAAGGTATAAAGTCTACGTCATGATGAACACACTCTTGCATTATTTTACTACGATGATTCTTTTCAATGAGCGCTAAACTTTGCTTATTCATGTAATCAGCGCAAACGTTGTAAGCGTTAACGCACTGTTCCACTAATTCATCAATCATGTTGTTCATTTTATGGGTCTGCCCTCGTCCAGCCTGAATTTAGTAAATATAAAATAATGATTGAGAGTAATAAATTGATGATTACTGAAAGGGTGAATATTAAATCCCACCTAACGCCGCAGATTAAACCTTCACAATTCATAATACATTTCCCTCCCTATCAGTTATGATTCCATACCTTTTTTTAAGCCACTTAGCATATTTAATATCTGGCTCGCCACCTAAATCATTTCCATTCCAAGTTCCATTTAAAGCATCTTCATAAAGCCCTTCTTGGTCCCAGTCAGCTTCACTAGCGTCCATTAAACATTGATTTAGATAACCAATTTCTTCTTTAAGTTTTTTTATCTTTTTCTTCTGACTAGATATCAATTTTAAAACCTTACAATAGCAAGGTAACCAATCTTCTCCAATATATTTTTTTTCTATCCTAATATCTTCTTTTGATGTTTCAGCACCACAATATTCGCAAAGAATTTTATTCATTCTTCCTCCTCATACTTTAATTCTTTCAACGCTACACAAAAATCGCAAGTTCCGTTCGTCATCTCGCAAGAGCATAAAGCGTTCATGAACCGAAGGTAAACATCATCTAACGCTTGACTATGCGCGAATTTAAATATTTTCACTGCTTCATCTGGATATTCTTCTGGCGCACAATCCTTTAAACGATACAATTCTGTTAAAATCTCTTTATCGCTGAGCTTCATCTTTAACGACCCTCCCATATCCTAATCCTTTGAAGAGTATTGCTCCAAAACCTAAACTTAATAAGAAAAATAAAGTTGTTGTTATCCAGTTCGGAATATTTTTTACGGCGTATAGTAACCCAATATGCCCCATTACAAGACCTATAGCCCCCCCTGCAAGAAAACCCATACTGGTATTAATTATCCCGTGCAACCAATTCCCAAAAATATTCCAACTCATGCTCTATAGAACCCCTGCACTCTATCCCATTTAATTATACAATATCCTTCATCGTAAGCTTCCCAAAGTTCGTTAAGTGTAACCTTGACTTCGGGGAAGTCCACATTGGCACCGGCTACCCGATGATTAGTGAACGTGACCGTACATTCCCCGCAGTCAAGGTTCATGCCATTAATAAGAAGCACCAAGTTAATCGCAACGAGTATTAAAATGAGGACAACCGCGGCTACATTAGATTGGTTAATATGAACCATATTATTATCCCAAAGAAAGCCCAGACTAAAGCCACTGGAAGGTTGAATAACCAATCTTTCTCATACTTTTTAATTGGAGAGAATTCTACCCACGCTGTAGGGTTAGAGAATAAGAATTTATAATATTCGCTTTTCAAGCCTTTTAACTCTTTCACGTCCAAATCCATGACCACATCCTTCATCGTGAGACCGTCCGTGTGCGCTCTCTCGTGGCTTATGAGAGCACTTTTCAGCTTAGGATACCTATTTAGACGTTTATTCAAATAAACAGTATTATCTACTCTACTTGCGATGCCCCAATTAATCAGTTTCGTTTCCATAACTTTCCAACATCCTCATTTGTTCAGCTTTTAGATATGCGTAATCTACTAAATATTCTTCATCCAAATTGATTGTAACATTAACATCGGAATAATCTACGAATTCAATTATAGCTTGCTTAACTTCGTTCGCCATAACAGCAGCACCAGTAGCAAAACCTAGACTGTAAGCGATAACCACCGCCAAAGCGATTGATAAGTAAAGTATTGTTCTATTCATCCCATTCTCCTCCAAAGTCTAAAGTGCAATCCTTGCAAAGTTGGTAAGAAAAATGTGTATCTTTAAGGATGCGAGCATCTTTCACTTCCTTCCCACAATTCTCACAACTTACCATTATCTTAAACCGTCTACAGTCTTTTGACTTATTGCGTTATTACACTTCGGACATTTTAGTACGCTTGTTACTGTATGTCTTCCGGGAGTACCTAAATCACTTCCAAGACTTTGCTTATTGTTCATATTCACTGTCTTTCTTTGATGGTTAAGGATAATTCCGCACCATCCGCACAAATATTTTCCAGTAGCTATTTTCATTTCGTCATCTCCAACATATCTTTTACATCATCAACTTTATTATAGTCAGTATTAGAATTTTGTTTCGCTTGCTCTTGCATCATTTTGTGAGCCATCCTCGCCATTTTCATTGAACCATACTGAAACCAAAGGATAGCACCTATAACTAATGCCCAGCCTAGAGCTTTAAAATCCCAATAACGAAAGAAAGCGTCTAAGTTCATGTAAAGGATTAACAAGAAACCAAGGAAGATTATCCACATCAAGTAATAGTCAAAACTTGCTTTCCTTACAGGGTCACCGCCAGTAACTTTATCCCCAAGAGAGAAGAATGCGTCAATCGGACTTTTCCTTTTAACCATTTTCTTTTGCTTCCAGTGTATAAAGACAGCCTTGTTTTCTGCTAGTCTTTACATTGAAACCCTCCCTTTTTAATGCTGAATAGTATCTTTCGATAAATTTGTCACGGTGTAAACCTGTCCGACCCTCGACTTCTATTCTAATTTTTATTTTATCCATCAGTATCTCCTATTACCAGCGATACTCGGTAACCAGCCCTTTTTAACATCTTCATTTCTTCTTCTGCTATCCTTTCAACGGTAACTTCCCCTTCTTCCCCAATGAGAGACTGACCAGCTTTCGCGTATTGTTCGTCAAAACCAGTTTTGGTTATTACAATCCACCCCTCTTTAAGTTCAACCGTTATAGGTTTATCTTTAAATTGTTCTTTTAGTGCTGCCACAATCTTAGGATTGAATGGGATATATTTGATGAACCTTCGCCCATCGTCGAAGAAACGTTCTATTAATCTGTTATCGGACTTTATCGCTTCAAGTTCGTAATATTTCATTTTTCTTTCTTAAATCTCGAAGTTTAATTAGTTGCATAAATTGCATTGAAGGTTTAGAATTTCGCGGGGTTAAGTGTAAGTTCTTGTAACAAGTTTCCTTTTGACACGCTTGACATACTCTATTCATTTTGCCAGTAGGTCTAAACTTTTCGTGACATCTCTTGCACTCTCTTAGAAACATCTGCGACTTTCTTGGCATCCGATACACCTCCACATTTGATACACTTAAAATCGTTAGTCTTTTCTCTGTGATAAATTTGTGTTGAATTACACTGAATACATCTCATCTTTTTTTCACCAATATAGAAACGAATGCCTCGAACTATTTAAACTTTTTCTTTTTTTCTATTTTTGGCATCCCATGCCTTCTTATATTTTCGAACTTTGTCCCGATTCTTTTCTCTCCAGTTTCTCATATATTCTCTTGACTTTTCTCTATTAGCCTTACGCCATTCATTTTGTTTAGCGTTATATTCTTCCCTGTTTTTTGCCCTACTTTTTAAGACGTGCCCTTTCACCCGTTCTCGAAATTCAGGGTCAGAATGGTATCTCGTTTTAAAATAATTGTTACGATATTCACGAGCCTTTTGAATTTTTTCTTCCGGAGTCAATGCCTTGACTTTAGAAATTGCTGAATTATCTTTTGTCATAGAATTGGTTTGTAATGAAAGTTTATAAAGATTTATTTAATCTTATTCAACCTTTGCAGGCGTTCAAGGCATCTAAATCTTTTTACCTTTTTTATCAGACCTGTTGGCACGGGATTCCCAGTAAATATTTCCGCTTTTCGCTTCTCTCTTTCCCGGCAACTTTGCTTTAATCAAGGCATCTATTGCTTTGTTAGAAGTACCCACTTGATACTTAAATTCTCTAAGCACTTTACCTTTCTTTTCTTTTTTCTTCGCCGCTTTAGGTCTTGTGTAAACACTAGCCATTAAGAAATATAGGAAGCCGAACTTTAAATATGTTTTCATTCCATGTAACGATAGTAGTCATTAGAGGTGATTAAAATGTTAGGAATTAATTACCGATTTAGCCTCTCGCAGCCGTGAAGGTCGGTATTTTTTTACTATTGGTTCTGATGCGTAGTGGGTAATTTAAGTATTTTTTTCTCCTGAAGAAACTCAGCAGGTTAATGTAATCGGTAAAAGATGTATCATTTCACCCCCGCAAAAAAAGTATTAAATTACTGACCTACCACCAGAGGTAAGAATTTCTCGGTAATTAATTATCTTTTTTAGGACTAGCTCGGTAAGTCGGTAAGAATATTCTATCTGTCAAGGCATTTCGGACTTGGCATAAAAAAAAGCGAGAAAGGTAAATGGGGGATATGCGAATAAACCCTAGTAAACCCTTTCTCGCTAATCTCGACTTTGGTATTAAAGTGAGTATTAAATGTTACTAATCATGTTATTTGTTTCGTACTTATCTTTATTCTTCTTTAAATCATCTTCGGTATGAATTAACTCTTTCAAATAGTTGTTAAGTTCTGCTTTTATCCCACTAAAAAAATCGTCAGCACAATCTAAACAAACTTTGTAACCACCCTTACCTAGACAAACGCTACCTTTATTAATTGACTTGCGACACCTTATACACATTGTACCCTCAATAATTCGGCACGTTTTAATCATGTCATAATCAACCTTTTGTATGTTTGCTAGTCCTCTCCAATCAATCATTCCCATTTTATAACTCGTCAAGCACTGCTTCTTCTTTAGTTAAAATTTTGTAGTGACCTACCTCGTCAATACCGTCAAAATAATTTTTAATCACTGCGTTCTCACTAACCCTTAACTTAATAGGGTGACCCTCAACCTTATCAATTAAAATATTAATATTGCCAATTTTAAAGTTCAGCACATCATAAGTATATTGTTTACTATTAAATTCAATCAAGAAATCGTTCCACGTTTCACCAGCTTTACTCATAGTTTTTAATGGTGAGAATAAAATCTCGTCGCTAACTAAGTGATGTTTATGTTTACTTGACTTCTTATCTTTCTTTAGATTGCTTCTATTCAAGCCTTTTTTCTTAACTTTTACCATTTTTCTTCAATTTCGTCAATTTAAATCCTAAGTTATACATATTTTTCTTGTACTTATTAGTAATCTTCGGGATTAATCTTACGTCATACCTTTGATTATTCTTGTCTAAGATGTAACTGATAACATTCGTGAAATAATAATTATCATCATCTTTTGCCATATCAAAAATGTTATATGTTGTGACTAAGTTCAATTTTGGATTATTTTGGTTCAGAACTAAATCCAAATCCTTTTGATAATATGAAAACGCCCCACAATAATCTAACCAAATGAAGTCAAACTTCTCACTAGGATTTTTCTTTAAATAAGTATAAACTGAACAATTATGTAGTTCAATCTCTAAATCGCTGTCAAGTTTGATTAATGCTTCTTTCAACTTCTTGTACTCTTGATTGTTCGGGATTACTATTTTGTTTGGTCTAACTTTCCTTTTCTCTAATCGCTTAATACATTCAAGTGACGGACTTTCAAGGAGTAAAACGTTTTGATTATTCTTGATAAGGGATAAGATGTTATTTCTTATTTCGTTCTTATCTTCTTTAACTTTGAACCCTTTATCTTTTAATTTAAGTGTACCTTTATTTGTCCTTTTCTCTCCCCTTTTTACTGCGACATCTTCGGACTTAACCTTATCATTGAATTTAAAATTACTCCTATAACCTTTAGGTCTAAATTTGACATTATTTCTAATTAAATATAATCTGATAGTATTAGGTGATACATTAAATTTATCAGCTATCTGCTTTTGTGTTGCCCCCATGTTGTACCACTTAATAACATCTTTATGTTTATCTCCGATTGTTGTTTCATTTCTATGTATAGCGTAACATTTAGTCGAACAAAAATCTTGAATACCATTTTCAGTACGAGATTTAAAATATTTCATCTTCTTTCCACAATTCTTACACTTAGATTTTACTGTTCTTGAACCTTTAAACTCGTAATCACAATCTTCTCCGAAGATGTCTTTAATTGCATTTTTCCACTTATTATCATAATGTTTTATCAAAACGGGATAACTATTACCAAACTCTGTCGTTTTCGGTATTCTGCCTAACTCTTTCGCTTTCGCTTTTAGTTCTTTTATGAGTTTCTCTTTTGGGATATTCAATTCTCTTGCTTTTTCACCTAAACTTTTCAAGAACTTATTCCATGTTCCAAAATATGCTTCGTAAATACTCATACCATATTTAGAACCTTTCTTTAATTTCATGTCAGAACTTAATGGCTTTCTTCCTAAAACCTTTTTCATTTGATAATAATTATCAATTAATTCTTGCTTACTTACTCGCTTCCTATTCATGTTATTGGCACTAATCGGTTCTCCAATATGTTTTAAGAAGTCAGACCATTTCCCAAAATGTTTTTCATACTTCTTCAAATTGAACTTAGCCCCGTACTTTTTATTAGAACTGAAATGTTTTTGTAATGGTCGTTTCCCGAGTTTCTTTTTCATCTTGTAATATTCGGTAATTAATTCCTCTTCCGTTACATCACGTCGTCTGCAATAAGGAGTTTCCCCCATACTTTCTAAGAATTGTTCCCATGAGTTCCAATATAATCGGTGAAAAAATGCACAATTATTACTTTCTCTTGCCTTTGGTACTCTACCCAACTTCTCTTTTAATTCTTTATACTCTTGGATTAATTGCTGTTTCGTTGGTCTTTTCTTCATTTGTTTAATGACGTCAAACTTGGTTCGTGTTAATCTAATCTTGAAACGTGGGTTAAGTTCTATTAACTGATTTAGTTCTGATTGATTAAGATTACGGTATTTTATATCTGTTACTATATCATGTCCTATAACATCACCTAATACTTCAAAATTGATATTACATCTTCTAGCGTTACCAGTGAAATCTAAGACTAATAAATCTTCTTTATTTTTTGACTTCCTTAACCCTCTACCAACTTGTTGAGTGAAAATTATATGACTGCTTGTAGGTCTTAACATTATGATACTGTCACATGACGGAACATCAATCCCCTCATTAAACAAATCACGAACGAAGATGATTTCGTATTCATTCTCTTTGAAGCCCTTAATGATTTTCTTTCTTTTCCCTCTTGAAATCTTATCAACGCTTAACAGATTTCTTCCAGTTAATGCGACAGATTTAATGCCTTGACTATTGAAGTAATTAGCAAGTCTATGTGCGTGTTCAACCGTTGCGGAGAAACAAATAGTTTTTTTCTTCTTAAACTTCTTTTTGATTATATCCTCATACTCTTGTAGTATCGCTTCATCATACTTCTTGATACAAATCTTTTTATTCAAATCTTTCTCTGAATAACTTGAACCATTATATTTAATCTTAGAAAAATCAATATCGTTATCGACACACCAGTAACTTAAATTTGTAAGTAAATTACTTTCTATCGCTTCATGCGTTTTCACTTCATACAACTTCTTACCAATAATTTTAAAGATACTTTTATTATCCATTCGGTAGGGAGTACCAGTCATTCCCAACATAAACTTTGGTTCAAAGTATTTTAATACTTCTCGGTATGTACTAGCTTGGTAATGATGTGCTTCATCTACAATAATATAATCAAACTCTTTCTTGTCAAAATTTTCTAAACTCCTTGAAAGTGATTGAATAGTGCCAAAAGTACACTGTTCAATTTGTTTCTTATTTCCGTTATAATACCCGTAACAGATATTAAAATCTTTTAAACAACTTTGAAATTCTTTTTCATTCGCTTGTAAAAGGATATCATTATTGTGACAAATGTAGAGAAATGAAGCTTTAGGATTTCTTTTAAGTAAACTTTTAACCCATAACGCACTCATGAAAGTTTTCCCCGTACCAGTAGGTAGAACTATAACGCCCCCCTTTTCTTTTGTCTTTGCTAAAATTTTCAAAGCTTCTTGTTGGTACTTGTTAGGTAAGAATACTTTCTGCGGTTCTTGTAGTATTTGTTTACTCATTTTATCTTCTCCTTAATTTCTATTAACAATCCCCTTATATCAAACAACAATTCGGGTATAGTTTCAAAACTATTATTCACTTCTTGCATTTCTTCTTTAGTTAATCTCGGCATTTTTCTTTCTCCATTTTTTCTTTAATTATCCTGTTATATGTTTGTTCATGTTTGACCTTAAATTCTTCTTCCGTCAAATTCTTGTAAATTCTTTCATCACATTTCTTACAATTATACTGTTCCCAGTATTTCCACTTATCCTTTGGTAAGGGCATTTTTGTGTCATTCTTCCAATCCCAATCTCTTGTAGTAATTGTATAGTATTTTGGTTCATCTTCCAAATCATGTTTATCATCTCCGCAATCAATTCTTTTCGTTGTATATTTTCTAATCGTTTCTGTTGTAAGCGTAAACTTCTCTCCACAAGTTTCACACTCGTATTCTTCTCCGTCACTGTCATCAAACTCCCAACTATCAGAATACTCATAGTTACAATGTGGACAAATTATCTCATCTTCATTAAAGTGTTCTACCATTTTCTTAACTCACGTAAGGCGTAACCTTTTCCTTTTTAGTTTCCTTTTTCTCGTCATCATTTTCAAGTTGTTTAAGTAATTCTTTCAACATTTGTTTAACATCTTCTTTAGTTGGTTCTTTACTATTATCCCAACGGAGTAAACCCTCATCACATTTGCAATTATAACATACATCACAATTCTCGTTAATCTCGTGAGGTTCTGCCCCACAACATTCACACGCACGACAACCGCCTTGAATATTGTAAGCACATTTTAATTGGTCACACTTAGTAGTTTTCATTTTAACTTGATAACTTCCCCCCAGTTTAATGCACTCTCTTGACACCCGTTAGCACATAGTACCCATAAAGTTCTAATTTCTTCTTCTGCTGGGTAGTCGGTATATCCGTCAGTAAAATTTATTACCAGTCTTGTGTTAGGAATATTTTCTTTCAAGTAATCATAAATTGGCTTATGTGAAGTACCACCCCCGCCAGTAATTTTAATCTTGGATATCTCGTCATCATGCCCGTTACCCACATCATAAACTTCTTTGATATCACTATCACAAATGATTATTTTCATTCTAAGGTTATTAAACGATTTTGCTATCCCTCTTATCTCTGTCATGAACTCGGTTAATTCTTGTTTAGAGATTGAAGCACTTGTATCTAAGCTTACCACAATCTCTATACTCTCCCGAAGTATGCTCGGCATATAAACGCCACAACTTACAGAACGTTTAGAGGGTCTGCTGTAAGTGTAATCAAAGGGGAGTTCTCTCGTGATATACTTGTAAAGTAATTGCTTCCAATCGACTTTTTCATTAAGTAACTCGTCAATCATTAAAGTCATGCCTTGAGGTAACTTACCCCTCTCTCTAGCAAAAGCACTAGCTTCTGCTACTGCCCGTTTCCATTTATCTTTGTTACCTTGAACGATTTCCCTTTTCTCTTTCCCGTCACCTTGAATATGTTTATCGAAACCGACGTATTGAATTTTGCCCTTTTTATCTAACTGCTTAAACAATTCTCGGTAAACTTGCTCGGCACTTTTCTTATCCAAATCGTAAACCTTGACTTCCATGAAACTGCACATATGATTATATGGGATAAGGTTCACGCTGTTAGGTTCATTAAATCTTGGTAAACTTAACCCGTTCGTTACGAGTATATCGTTTATTACCATATCACACGCCACGTTATACAACTCGGCACATTCAATCTTTTTGCCCCTACTCAAATGTTCTAAGACTATATGCATTACTTCGTGAGCAAGAACTCCATGAAGTTCTTCATCTACAATCTTTAAAACGAACTTAGGATTATAATAACAATTCCCCTTACTATCAACAGCCATACTCGGCATTTCCTTATCATCTACAACTTCTTTATACTTCATGTTCATTATGAGGTACGCAAAAAAGGGGTTAGTCTTTTGTAGTTTAACTTTCGCTTTCAAGATTTTTGTTTCTGCTTCTTTATTTTCTACCATGATTATAATTTTCGTAATATTTTGTTCATTTCATTTAATTTTAATTCTTCTTGAACTTTCATTTTCTGCTTCTTTGTTAAGTGCCTTGACTTATGTATCTTCATCTCAATCATGAGATTGAATAAGTCCGTTCTTGTAACGTACCATGACCATTCTTTCCATGGGGCTTCAATATTGAACCTTTTCATGTTATGATACTTACTCTTAATCGCTTCCCAAATTTCCCCACGAGTTAAAAACTTTCTCTTTGTATCATCTTTTTTCACTATTTCATAAGTATTTTTCTCTCCCTTAACTTCCCTATAAGTGAAATACTTATGAAAATCTTCAATGTCTTTTCTTCGCTGTATTCTGTTTACCATTTGAACGCCCTCAATCAGTAAAGCAATACCGACTTCTGCACATATAATGCAATAAATCGGTATTACTTTACTCCTTTAACCATCTAAAAAAGTATTTTAGGACAAAATGTCCGCATAACTTTTCAATAAATCAACACCTTTTTTGGAGTTGGTGATTGATTTTCGGAAATGTGCTTCGTCAGTATTCTTCAAAAACCTTAATAGAAGTATAGAAAATTCCGCTTCTAAGTGGTCACATAACGGTAAGATTTTCTCGAACAGTTTCTTGTCTGCTCGATATCGTTCCGCAACCGTACCGATTAAAACATATTTTAAATCAATTTCTTCAATCTTCTTTACTTGTTTTGGTTCTTTAAAGATATTATCCAAATCAATTTTAGTCTGCAATCTTAGGAAAGCGACGAACTCTTTAGCTGTACCCTCTCCCACGCTTGAACCAATAAGTTGCTCTACTTGCTTCTTATCTTTCCGACCTTTAATTAATCGGCTACAAAAAGCCCAACTTCTCGGAGTAGGAAACGCTTTATCTTTATTCTTATCCCCAATCTTGTAAAGTGTGTCGGATTTAAAATTTAAGAAAGCTATAATGTTCCCGTCGATATTATGCTTCATAGCCCACTCACTCCAATTTTCTACTGTTGGAATATCTAACTCGGCATGAATAAACCGATTACATAAAGCACTACTCATATCGAACACATTACATTTATCTTCCATACGATTACCAGCACTAATGATTACCCAACCGTTAGGTAGAACGTAATCACCAACACGCCTATCCAAAATTAATTGGTAAGCTACCGCTTGAATAGAGGGCGGACTTAAATTCAGTTCATCAAAGAATATAATGCCTTGACTATCTTCATCTCTTGGTAACCAGTTCGGGAATAACCATTTAGTAGTGCCCTCTTTCACGTCTTGAATAGGCAACCCTCTAAGGTCACTCGGTTCTAATTGTGAAATACGCACATCAAGAAAACCAAACTTCTCTTTATCGTTAGCATTTTCGGTAAATTCTAACTCTTTACTTTTAGCAATCTCTTGTGCCACTTGCTTAATCGTTTGACTTTTCCCAATACCAACACCGCCCCAAACAAATAATGGAGTTTTAGTTTCGTAAGCAATCTGTAAATGCTCTTTCAATTCCGCATGATTTATATTAACCATTTTTTATTTTTGAACCCCCTTACAGTAATCTTCATTTTAAATATTCTCCAACGCTTCGTAAGTAATAGCTATCTCACTAACTACTTCATCTAATTTATTTTCCTTATCCTCATTACTAGACTTATCCGCAATATGCTTTTTAATCGCATGAATTATATTATCTGTTTTTTCGTCTAGTAATTCATCATAAACAATTAATTTACTTAGATTAAACCTCATAATGTCGTGGGGTAAAATCTTTTCACGATTTAGGAAAGTTCCAAAATCTGAACCGTCGTATTCCATTAATTTTTCTATCCTCGCTTCGTCGATATCTATTTCGTTAATTTCCCCGTCAGTATCAAACTTAACACTTGTTTCATTATCAATAGAAACCTCATTATATCCATTATCTAAATTGAAGCTAAGGTTTTGAAAAGCGGTCGCTAGTTTCAAGAAATCTTTCCTATTTCTGCTTAAAATATTATCCGCAATATCAAGGCATAAGTCTTGGTCTTTTAATATCTGCATTAATACTATGAAATTATCACTGTTCATACTATAACCGCCTGTAAGTTGCCACTCATCAACTAAAGGGTTTAATTGACAACCATAACTTACAATGCCTAGACCGTTACAATTAATTCCAATTTCAACATCATTTCTTGAATAATAACCTGTCCTGTTTGTTAAATGGAATTTATCCCTTATCTTCTTTTTCTTGGTAACACTCGTCAAGGCGTGGATTAACTTCGGCAACTTTTTAAGAAAACTTTTTTGGTTCGTGTTGGCTATTTTATCCTTTAATTCTTTCAAGGCATTATTTACGTTACTTCTGTTCTTTAAAAGTGGTTTAAAATGTTCTTGTAGTTTCTCTTGCAATTTTTCGTTTCGTTTCAAGGCGTTCTTTTTCATATTTATATCTTCCTAGCCAAATAATCTGCATGAGAATTAATATCCTCATAGATTAGCTGTTTTAGTTCTTCCGTATTATGTAAAATTATGTTAGGTTTATTTTGTACCATATCTTTAAAACAACTAAAACCGAGTGCTCTCGCTAGTTCCCCTTTATGTTTTGCTGTTGTCATGCTGTACCCGTCACCATTAAATAAATATGTTCCGTCTTTCAATTTCACGCATAAAGGGAAATGGTAACCGTAAGAATATAAAACTAATTTCCCGTTTTTGCTTTCACTAAAAAGGTTTTTTACTTGGGCTTCTTGCCCATATACAAACTCTTGTGCTACTTCGCTATTTTTCATCTTAAAAAATCTCCCCGTTTTCAGTGAATTTATATTCATTAATTTGAATATTATCTTTTATGTTTTCGTCACTGTCTTGATATTCAATTTCTTCATAACCAATTTTTTCCAACTTTTTACAAATATCATGATAGAACTCATTAAACTCATTTTCAGTTTTTTCATATTCTTTAATTTTTATTAATTGAAGTTCTTCTGTCAAATCTCCGTCATTTTCTTCATCTTCTAGTTCTTCCATTTCAATATCAATAGTATTAGAGTGACAATAATAATTGCTTAAATTCCCCTCTTTACAATAAAACCTAACGCCTTGAAATTCAAAAGCCCCAACAAAACTTAACCCGTCACCCTTAGAATATCCTAAAGAATACCTTAAACGTGGTTCATCAAGGCACTTAATCTTATACTCTTCCAATATCTCTCTTAAGTGTTCTTGTAGATTTTCTTCTAAAAAATGATAATCATTAGTTTCTCGAAAATGATTTAAAACTTTTTCTTGAATATCTTCTTTTAGTTCTTCAAAATCATATACAATTATTGTTTTTTGTTCCATATTATAATTTATTAATAGTGTTCATATTTTCCACTACTTCTTTTAGTTCTTGATTATTTGAAATAAGGCTTTTAATAACTGTTTCAAATTCATAAGACTCCCATGTTCTATTATAATAACAAGCTTTTGTTTTGTCAATTTCTACGCCGTTCTTATAAAGAACTGCTAAATGTCTAAAACCGTACCGTGTGTTTTCACTCCAACACTTTATACTAAAATCTCCATATTCTACTGTTTTCATTTTTTTATCTCCGTATCTCCCTCTAATATAGTGAGAAGAAAAACCCACTTAATCAAGTGCCTTTATAGTGCCTTGATTTATGTTTTTATCTCCGTATCTCCCTCTAATATAGTGAGAAGAAAAACCCACTTAGACCTATGAAGGCATTATACCCTCAAGGCGTGAATGAAGGCACTACTTGCCTTTACTGGTCTGTTTCTTCTATTAACCACTTAAATGAACCGTTCTGAATAATTGGTTTAAATTTATGCGGTGAAATTTCTATATAAGATAAATTGTCTTTTTTGCTTTTTTGCTTATTCATTTTTCTTTATATCTCCTAAACACTCTTTAATATAGTGTGAAGAAAAAACCATTTAAAAGAATATAGAAGAAATGATAATTAATAAAATAAAATATATATTAATTAATTTAATTAAAAAAAATAAAAAAAGGGGTATAAAACCCCATTAAAATTTAAAGCACTTCATAAGCCACAATAGGCTTAATAAAATTCCTTTTTACCACGCTAAAAGGGGAATTTGTATAAACTCCTTGTTTGGCTTTTGGCTTATGGCTTTTTATCTCTGAAAATTGAAAACTAAAATTAACCTTTTGGTTTATGTTAGATTTTCCAATTAAAACCTTTTTTGGTATTTTCTTTTTATTATCATATTCCCAATTATAATAAAAAACTTTATACCCGTTTTTACTCATAAGCATATTATAAGAACCATAATCTAAACTATTAAGCGGTTTATTTTCCAAGCTTGTATAAGTTTTATTTTCAGAAGTCTTTTTTATTTTGTTTTCAGTCATCAAAATCCTTAAAACTTCTTTTGTTATTCTTTGTTTATTACTCTTTTTTATTTCGCTTGGAAAAAAAGAATAAAATAAACTTAATTTAAAACTCTTGTAATTATGGCTTTTAAGGTAGTTGTGGAACGTTTTAGAGATTAAACTTAATTTCTGTTCTCTTTGTTCTTTCCTAAGACCTTTTAAGCTTGTGATTATTTCGCATATTTCCATTTATTAAAACCCCCCTTATAATACTTTTTTGTTTATGGTTATTTTTCACCATGTCTTTTTTTAGGAAAAATAGTTTATAAAACTATTTTTTTAAGTCACTACATATTAATAGTAAAAAAATTAATAAAAAATATTCTATTTAACCCAATAATTCTATTTTACTTTTTGAAGTTAAAACAAGATATTGTTTAAGGTTTTTCTCTAAATCTGTTTTAACCTTAAAAGCTAGTTCATCATTAAAGGGGTTAAACTCATTGACTACAATTTCTATAATAAAACTTTTTTCGTGCCCCATTTCCCAAAAACCCGAAACATTTTTTATTAAAGAAAATCCTTTAATTTTATTTTCGTTTAATGTTCTTATGGCTTTTTGATATTCACACTTTTTGGTTTTATTGTTATGACCAATAAAAAAACGGTATAATACATTTTCGCTTTTTTCCATTTTTATTAAACTCCATGTTTAGTTAATTATAGGGAGAAAAAAAACCCACTTAATTTTTAATAGTGGTGACTAAAAGTAACCATTAATAACCATTGATGACCAACCCCGAAAATCGAAAATCGTCAAAATTAAATAAATTAAATACTGGGGCATTATTTTATTTATTTTTATTAAAATCGGCATTTTCGGGGATGCCTTGATGATGCCTAGGGATGCCTAGGTCATGCCTTGTTTTTAGAAAAAATACCGACTTGAAAAAAAGTGTCGGTGAAAATCAGTAAAAAAATCCTATTCTTTATATTATGATGCCTTGATTAAAGGATTACTTCTTGCCAACAATTAGAGCCATTTTGATTCCAGTCTTAGGACAAGTTCCCATCATAAAAGTTCGTCCAGATTTTGTAACCTTCTTTGGGTTTTTCATTTCATGCTTCTTCTTGCATTTCATACAGTACGCTAACATTTTACTTACCTCCTTTTCTCCAATTTAGCTTCCATTTTTAGAAGAGCAGGATAATAGGTGCAACCAAATTCTCTGATGTGGTCACCGACTATTTTGCGCGCTATCTTACGAGATTTGGTATGTTCCATCTCTAAGTCTATCCACTGCTTCTTGACTTTACACTTCATCATAATACTCCTAAAGCTTATGCTTCTTTAAAACTTCTTTGGATTTGCTGCCTGCAAGTTTTTCAGCCATCTCTTCTTGAACTTTCTTTGGCTTCGTCTTAACTGGCAGTTCAGGTGCTTTGTATGTTTTACCTAATTTCATTTCATCTCCTCCTTTTTCCTTTAATTGGTGTTTTCTTAAATGGTACAGTAGGATTCTTCTGTTTTACATCTAAGACTTCGAAACCTGCTGAAGTGAAATGGTACTTAACCCATGCCCCTATCCGGGAATTAAAACTTTGGTAGATAGGCATTTTAATCATCCTCCATTTCGAGTTCAAACTCGTAATCTTTACCTTTCTTAAAATATTCGCCTTTAGTAACTTGCCTTCTGTTAAGCTTACCAAAGATGATGTCGTTATAATCTTGAAGAATAGGCTTTCTTTTTCTCATGCTTACACCTCCTCTTTTTCTTCGGTTTCATCTCTGTTGTCTTCTTGATAACGTGAGCACCAACAGCCACATTCACCAAAGTTCCAAATACATTTCCCATATTTATCTTCGTACACCAAACATTCGTCCAGTAGCTCCTCCATCGCCAGATTTAATTATACCATTACCTGAACTTAATTTCCTATTAATTTTTACAGGATTGCCGCCGAAGCCCCAGAATTGTTGTTTATTCCCGAATAGTTGGAGAAGCCTTTGCTGTTGCGGTGTAGGAGGGATATAAGGTTCCCTTTGAATTTCAGGGACGCCTTCATCTTCATAAAAGTCTAATTTACCAATTCTCATACTTTTGTCAACAGGTCTGCCTCTCGGTCTTCCAGTCTGTGGGATTGGTTTATATTTTCTTGGTCTACCCCTCTTTCCTTTAGTCTTTGAAGATTTCTTAACTAAACCGGCTAACGGGTCTACACGCCCTTTTTTTACTGTGCCAAATTTTCTTAAAGTCTTGGCACCTTTTTCACCTAAATAGAATTCTTCATCAATACGCTTTTGTGCAATTTTATCTTCTTTTTCTTTTCTACGTTTTTTTAGAATTTGTGCTTTAATATTTTCATCACTCATACTTTTATCGAATTGTTTCTTAAAAGTTTCAACATCTTCAGCTTTATCACCTTCAGCTAATTCCCGACTGATATCTCTGTCTAATGCTAATTGTTCAGCTTTAACTATTTGTGCTTGAAATTCTTCTAATTCTTTTTCTTCTTCTTTGGTTGGCATTTATCATATAAATTTCCTTTCACTTTTTACTGAATTAAATTTAAAATAAAAAAGAACAAGCCCCCAAGGCTTCAGCGACCTTGGGGGGTGGTTAATTATTATATTAGTTGAATACTTAATAGCTTGCGCCGCCAGTTCTTCCGCCAAAAGCGAGGAAGATTAAAGACAGTACAACAGCCGCAACACCAACAATTACGATGATGTTGAACCAGTTACCGTACTCAGCTAGACCTGTTGCAGCGTCATCAGCGATGTTGTAGGCAGTCCCACAACCCGATGTGTTAACAGCATTACAATCAACAGTGCCTGTTAAATGCGTATCACGCATATTAACCAGAACAGTTGCACCGATTGATACAACAATACCTAAGATTACAACACCTATTGCTAGGTCAGTTAGGTCAACAGCAGACTTTTGTAACTTCATGGTTCATCTCGGCTATACTTAGTAGCTCATTCCACCAGTTCTTCCGCCAAATGCTAAGAAGATAAGTGAAAGAACAACTGCAGCTACACCAACGATTACGATGATATTAAACCAGTTACCGTATTCAGCAAGTCCTGTTGCAGCGTCATCAGCTAAATTATAAGCGATGTCACCCTGAGTATTAGTATCCCTTACGTTCACTAATACTGTAGCGCCAACAGAAACAACGATACCTAGAACAACAATACCAATCGCCAAGTCAGTTAAATCAACAGCAGATTTTTGTAGTTTCATTGTATAGTTTTCCATAATTTACTTAATTCTAGGAGTTAAAGATACTTTAAGAAACCACGATGACAGCTGTCATCACGTTAGAACAAGCTTACCACAATCTCTTGAAGTCTTATGTATTCTAAAATTGAACTCTTTCTTCTTTGATAACTTACCAGCGACAAGTTCAGAGATAGTAGGATAATCAATAGTTAAGGTTCTAAGACCATACTGTTTCTTAATCTTCTCTGCTAGGGGTTCACCTATTTTCCCAAATTGGCTGATGAGACTTTCATGCACTCTTATCTGTCTTGAGCTTACCATATTAATTCCTCTGTTGACTTACTATAATTGCTGAAACGATGGTTAGTGTTAGGAAAACCATTGGATAAGTTATTGCTAAGAATCCGTTCCACCAAAGATAAGTCGTGAGTATGAATGAAATGAAAGCTGCTGAAGTTAATGCTGACCCTACCCCGAATGGCAAGGCTAGAGCAAAGAGAGCTAGGAAGACGAACACTGGCAAAACTTTAGCCATGACGCCTTGACTTATGTATGCTGGATAGCCCAAGAAAAAGTCGGAAGCCGAGCTAACATTGGTTCCGTTATAACTCGTTGGATACTCATGATAATTATTTCCTACTGCCATGTTATATGTTTGAATTACCTCCCGTCATTGCTGCTACGATTGCTAAGATAATAAGGATTACTATAAGCATAGTCATCAAGTCTATTAACCATGCTGGAACAACGTCCGTCCCTAAGATGAGGGTTGTTGCACTCGTCATCCCAACATCAATTAAGCTAACTGGTAATTTTAGTATTGCTCCAAGACCAACGAAGGAGTTCCAGAACGTTTGGAGTAGTCCTGTTTGAACCGTAATGTTACCTACGCTATATTGTATCTCCTTAATGTTAGCTTGTAAGGCGTCCTGACTTGTCGCCAAATCTTCGAAAGTTTGATTTTGCACTTCCGGAATTGTAGCACTATACTGCTCAGCTCCTTCAGTCATAAAGTAGAAAGCTCCACCAACTATTGTGAAGCCAAGGATTAACACTATAAAGATTGTCGTAAAACTTAATGCCGACTTCTGCCAATTTATCCTCGTATTAACCATGCTATGATGCCTCCTGTGATAACTATCCCCATAAGGGTCAAGTAATTTATTACTACAAAACCAAGTAAGCTTGATATAAATAATGCTAGTAGAGCCGCCACAATTCCCGCTACTGGATTAACGAACATTACGCCTACGACTAATATTCCCAGCATGAAAGCATAAAACGTGCTGTCTTCGGCTCCTAGAGCGTCTCCGATAGTCTGTGAGAATGACCCGCCGACTATCTCAAGTATCCAATCAATCCCTGAAGCTGGTGAACCTGTCGCATAAAATGTTGCGATATAAGTTCCATTACCATAACTTGCAATATTGCATAATAGAGTAGCCGATGCTGCCGTTGAACAAGTGTCGCAAATTAATGTGTCTCCTGCCGCATTTTTCTTGGTTACTCTCAAACAACCTTCAGTGAACTTACCGTCAGGTCTTGAATATGTTAGGTAGAAGTCTTGCGTTGAATTTGTATAGTACAGGTTATAATCAATATCTTGGAACTTCTCGAATTCGAATACTGTATCTTCTCCTAATGTAAAATCTCTTGGACTTTCAAAAATGTTCTCAGGTAACGTTGTTTCTACCGTTTCCCCGTCTTTAACTAAAACGAACTTGTATAAGCTGTCAAGCCAGTTAAGGTATACAACATCTGAACCGATACTTGATGTACTAGCTTGCGTTACCGTGATGAAACTGTTTGTTCCAATATCATAATATTGCACATTGATTAAAACATTTGGAACATAGAAACCAGCTTGGTCGAAAACTCGAAGAACCGTCGCGTCAGCCAAACTAGAATTTAGCAAATAAATTGTTTGATTCGTGAAACTGTCTTGCGATAAATTCGCCGCTACCAAAAAGTTTGAACTTGGAACATAATCTGTTGCTTCCACTTCAACCTGATTATTCACTACAATCGTTTCATTAAAATTAAGGCAAAAAGTGTACCTACTATCATTTTCCACAGTATCTTGATATGAAATATTTTGTACTACACTTCCGGTACCGTTGTATAAGTAGTAAAACCAACTTGAAGCTAGAGTTGTGTTAAGTAAGCCAAACGGGCTTCTCGCGTCACGAGTTGTATACCTTATAACTTCTTGCGGGTCGCCAGCATCACACCTTGTAAGTTCTAGGTTGTAAACTGTTTGATTATTTACAGGACTTGTAGCTACTCCTGAACCATTAACAGTCGTGATATTAAGGTTAAAATAGAATGACTTATTCTCGTCAGCAGCAACTAATGGTACATTAATCGTTCTAGTAAGATTAGTTTGATTCCCTGTAACTGTGGGGATTGCCGAATATGATGTACCGTCATAAACCAAATTCCCTGTAACTGATAATACCCCTGTCGATAAATTGATTACTGCCACAAATTCTGTTTGGTCAGTTTCGATGACTTCACTCTCATAGATAATACTTTGTGTTGCCGCCAGTACGACCCATGATACTGTTTCACTCCCAAGGTTACCGAAACTATCATTGGCGTATAAAGTTAAAGAATTAATCCCCGTGATGTAATTAAAATTTGTATTAGTTAAACAACTAATAGTATTATTACTTCCATCATATTCGTACCAACAATCGTCAAGGATAGTAGTATTAGTGATAGAAAAGTTAAGGTCTACTGTATCATTGTCTGTCAATGTATCATACAATGTTACAGGACTTGTTATCGTAATATTTGGCGCTATTGTTGAAGTTACAATCGTGGTAGAATTGCTTGAAGTATAATTGAACCAATCAGTCGCTGTCAATGTAAAAGTTATACTTGAAGGGATACTTTCATTTGGATAATTGAAAGTGGTTGTATTGGCATTACAATCTACAGTAAGATTATCGAACGCCCATAAAAGAGCTGAAGTATTTTCAATCTTCATTACAACATTTTGTCCGCCCTCACTCGGATACCTTCTGAAACATACATATTTTCCAACATTCGTCGCATTTACATAAACTACTGGAGATGTGAACTCATCATTCATACAATTAATGTCATCACTTGGCGCTGTCCAGTTAGAGTAAGAAAAACCCGCTTGTTTTTGGAACGAAACACCATTATTATAGAACCAATCAGCAGTTGTACCTTGCAAACCTGCATCAGTAAAATTATACCATGTAAACCCTCCGCCAGTCCATGCGAAATAAGTAGTCAAATTACTATCATTATCAATGAACTGATAATTGTCAGCTTCAATCACACATGATGTTGCATTAAGTTCCGTGACCGTCCAGTTAAAATCAAAACTTTCATTAGGTTGCGTTATAATTGTACCGTTAGTTGGCGCTGTAATATTAACAACTGGCGCGTTACTATCAACATTTAATGTGTAAGTGGTACTTGTTTTTGTTGTATTATCAACCGAGACACCGTTACAATTCCAAGTATAAACTCCGTCAGGTATTGAAGCGTTTGTGTATGTGGCTGTCAAGTTTTCTGACTGGCTTGAATTTGTCACCTGAGCTACAACATTACCATCAAACGTCATATTAAGGGCAGTCATCCCAGTATTATACGTTCCCGTACAATTAAAAAATACGTTACCGTCTGTATCGTAGGCATTATTTAAAGGTTCAATCAATGTTATCACTGGAGATAAAGTTCCAGATTCCTCAGCACCTAGGATGTAAGTATTAGTTTGGTCACTCATTGAATAATATTCTGCCACTGTATCAGGAGTTACTCCACTTGTCGGGCTAAATACTACAAATTCATCAATACCACCATCAAAGAAATTTTGAACAGTTATATCATTTGCGTACGCACCAAGCCTTATATCTTGCCCAGCAAATAGTGAGATGAAAGAATCAACATTTGCGTGAGTAACGCTTACATAGGAACCATCATAATAGATGTACATCCCAGTAGTATTTGCAATGTTAAATAAATGATGCCAACCTGTGTCAATATCTCCCACATCAGCAACTAAAGCTCCACCGGGTGAACCTCCAACTCCAAGTTTTGTCCACTGAATATCTTCACTTCCTCCACTAATTCTTGCTTGAATACCGCCTCCACCACCAGCCCTTCCAGCACCAAAGAAAATTTCATTAGCTGAAACTGTACCATCAGCGTGTTTGAACCATAATGAGAAGCTAACATTAGGATTAAAGTCTGTCAAGATTGAATCATCAAAATCGCCGGGCAACGTTTCATACTGTTTTGTTGAAGCATCGTAAGTATGATAATTACCAATGTGCCCTGATACAAGTGTACCATTACCTGTTGCATCGAATACTCCTGTTGCATCAACAGGTGTTGTTTCGTCTAAGAAGTAATATGCGTGCGGAGTCTTAAACGTAGCATTAATATCGGAAGTTGAAGTTGAAACTGCCGGGTTCCCGTAGTACATATAAAAAGTGTTATTAGTGCCAGTAACATTATTAGTTTCGATTGTTACAGTGAACCAATCAGAATCAACATAATCCCTTATCGTATAATTCAATTCTACTGTTTCAGTGCTGTCAAGGAAACGAACGTCCGAGAAATTACCATTCATTTTCCCTGTTTCAAAAGATAAATTAAGTGTTGGGTATTCACCAGTCAAATTACTTAATAACCTTTTATAATCCCAATCAGAATTCCACCACGCCCAATACTGTCTTATAATGTCAGTCTCAAAACCTTGTAAGGATACTGCCCAGTCAACGCTTGAATATGGCGACTTTTTCGCCAAAATTTTCCAATAATAACTTCCAGCTTCCAACGTTTCAAAATTGTATTCCTCGTAAACAATCTCGTCATAATATTCTGTGACTGACCCATTAACGAAAGGGTTACAAATGTCAAAAGTTCCAGTAGCGTTTACTATCTCGCTACAATTAGGGTTATAAGTATCATGAGTATTATTGAAAGTTTCCATCTGCCCGACATAAATTTTAACATCGCTCAAATTAACCAAAGAACCGACAGTGTTAACAAAATCGTAACCGTTAAACAATTCGTCGTTTTGGTACAAGACTGAGGTACCTCGAGCTTCACAATCTGTTAAACAATAGTCAGTATTATAAGTTAGTGCGACATCTTGAACAACAACCTCGCTATCATTCTTAATCTCCAAATTATCGTCAACATAACTTACACTTGAAGAATGTTCACCGAACTTGATAGTATCCTCATTAACGATGTCAACATCAACACACATCTTCTTCACCTTACCGCCCTCGGTTTCAACCTCCATATCTGAAGGTTCAACTTCACCAGTCTTAACTCCATTATTACGAAGCGTGGCTTTACTTTCTTGGATTATATCGTCATTAATCCTTAAATTCAATTCTTTCGGAACAAGACAAACTTTCGCTTTCCCATTATCAAGATTTTCAATAATTGTATCAAAGTATTCTTCTTGTATTCCATTCTCATACTCATGAACCCATTTAGGACTATGAGTTAAAGTGTAACCGTTCAAGTCATCTTCACAACTCCAGAACGGTATCCAATCGCACCACTGAAAAGCGCTAACAGATGGTAGAAGAACCAGCATCATTGCTAGCACTACAAAGAAACGAAGCCTATGCTTTTTATCCATAAAGTTTAATGTCATAATTGCGCTCCCGAGCCACTTCCAGATTTAAATGATACAACTACCACTAATAAGATAATGCCAATTATTACTATTATTGGAAGATATTCCATGAACAAAGAAGCTATCGTGACTTTATCCCCACTATCACCCAACTCACTTCCAATCAAATTACCGTAAACGTTTGAATATATGACTGCTAAAGTTATTAGAACGCCAAGGATTATGACGCCAACGAATATCATGATTGGACTTCGTAATACTGCGCCAGTAGAAAGCATGATGAAGCCGAAAATTCCAATGATTAGGAAGGGGATTAAACTGTCAAAGAAAGCTAGACCGCTACCTGTTTGTGAGAGGGCGTCATTAATTTTATCAGCGTCACCCGACGGCACTGAACTGTTTAATCCTTCAGCTAATGGGTTTTGAATTTTATCGAACGCATAATTTGCCACTAGAAGAAATATGGAAATAGTTGCAAGGATTACAATTATCATGAACCAAGTTAAGAATCCTTCCGCTTGCCCTCTTTTATTTGTTAGTATGGGTCTGATTTTTCCCTCTTAGCTTTCTTTGCCTCTTTTACTTTATTGAACGCTTCAATCGTGTAGAAGATGAAGATGTATGCAATATAGAATATGAAAACTACCACACCCAAAATTAACGCTGTCTGCCCCATTAGTTGTAAAGAGCTTGACGTTGAAAACATTATCAAAGTCGAATTAATTAGAATCACTGTAGCTAATACCGCTGATAAGTAGAAGAATGATTTCACTTTCCACTTCTCTTTAGAAAATGTAAAACCTATAGCGAACAAGATGAAAACGAGAACAGCCATCGGCATTAAAGCTAAAGGTTGCGATGAAGAAAATGATTGACCGTTAGAAGTGACATGAAAATCATAATTTGAACATTGGATAACGCCCGCCAAATCGCCGCAAGTTGTTACGATGTATTGTCCGAGTTGAGAAGTGTCAGAGAATTGATAATAAAAAGTTTGACCTTGTTTAGTCATGTTTGAATTAATGAACGTTTCAGAACTATCAGGAAACTTCACTTTCTGCAGGTTGACATAACTACAGGTTGCACAGACTTGACTTAGATTGATTGCATTATCTTGTGCGAAAGTGCCCAACGTTTGAACTTGCGCTACCGCGAGTGGTAACACGAAGAAGAACATTGCGAGCGTAAAATATTTTATCACAGCTTTTTCCATCATTTATCTTAATAATTCATCTTATTTATATTTTGTGTTTATGGGACAATGATTCCATGCGTATACCTTCCAGAGTAGTTCCATGTCCCTGCAGCTACAGCAGTAGTATTTGTTGGTTCATAGTATGTCAAATTTCTATCACCATACTCCCAAACTCCCGCTTCAGTCAAGTTATAATTTGTGGTGTCGACAATGAAATCAAACGCTGTTAGAGTTCTATCAGTCTCATTCCAAATACCAAGACTAATCAAGCTGTAATTAGTTACATCCTCATAATAAGTAAGATTCCTGTCAGTGTATCCCCAAACATCGTCAGCAGTTAGATTAACAAGCCCTGTGTCAATCTCAAAGTCGAAACCTGTCAACTCACGATTAGTATAATTCCACACTCCAACACTTATCAAGCTGTAATTAGTTTTGTCAGTTGAAGGAGGATAATATGTAAGGTTCCGTTGAACATAGGTCCAAACATCCTCAGCTGATAGATTGATTAAGCCCGTGTCAATAGTAAATGTGAAATCTGTTAATTGCCTATCAGTATTATTCCAAACGTAATCACTCATTACAGCGTAATCAACAGTGACGGGTTCAGTATATGTAAGGTTTCTTGAACTATACTCCCAGACGTCTTGAGCTGTCAAATTAATATCGGTAGTATTAACAATAAAATTGAACGCTGTTAATTGCCTATCCGAATAACTCCAAACTCCTTCATTGATTAAAGTATAATTTGTTACATCCTCAGTGTAAGTCAAATTCCTATTATCATTAGTCCAAACATCATAACTTATCGCGTCCAAGATAGTGGAAGAAATAGTTCCAGTATAATTCCAGATAGCGTTAACGAATTGTGTTATAATATTAGTTGAAACGTTACCAGAATAGTTCCAAACCTGAGATGTTGTTTCGTGAGCAGTTTGGTTCAACACATTATAATTTATTGTACCATTAAAATCTTCCCATGTCGCGTTAACATAACTTTGCCTGTAATGGTCGAACCAATCATTGATATGAATTTCTCCTGAACCTTTCAATTCTTGAATTATACCTGAAGCAGTCTTCAAATTAATGTTAAGCCAGTTATCGTACTGGTTGAAACCTGTACCTGATGACGCAGTAACTCTTATTCTTATGATACCTGAAGCGTTAATGAACCCTTCGTCAGGGATATGGTTTGAAACGAAATCGTTCAATCCTGTTGGAGAACCACCTGTCGCGTGACCAGAGAATGTTAAATTATTTGGTAAATGATACCATGTTCCCGACGTGAAATTGTACGCTTCAAATTCAAGCAGGGCATTGATTGAAGCTTCACCCATGTAAAAGAGTAAAAGGTTGGTGACGTTACTCGTGTTCAATGCGTGAACAGAAGTGTCAAAATCGTATATTGCTTGACATTTTTTCGTCGCACCACCAGTTGATGTACACGAAGTGTAAATGTAATCAACATAAGCGTTAAGTCCGATAGGGCTTGAGGCATAAGTTCCTATAACTTCCGTCCTCGCTGGGAAGTTTGAGTCCATACCGTCAGTGTAATAAACGAAAGTACTACTCAGTTCCGCTGAACATCCAGCCGTCATCATGTAAACACCCGTCTCGTTTGGCAAGGTTGTAATGTCGTAATAATAAAGCCCATTACTTCCTTCTAAATGTAACATTGGAGCATTAATGATGTAATGGTCGGCAGTAGAATTAACTCTTTCTGGATAATAAACGTCAATAGAACAAGCACCTTGATTCTCTGGTAAACCCTGATTATCTCTTAACTGTAAGAAAATTCTAGCTTTTTCCCCGGGACGATATTCGGTACCGAAGAATTCGAACTCGCCGTTTGGGTCATTCATGTAAGTTAAATCAATCCAGCCAGTGATAGTCCCCAAATCATCATCAGGTCGTAGAGTTATTTCGTATACACCTTCTCTCGTTATAACATTGGTGCAATCGAAAAAGATTGTACCTTCCCCCGCGTTAGCATACGATGTGTGAACTAGGAAGGAAGGATTATTACACTCTTGACCGTTAACCCATAAGTAATACCTGATGGTTGGATTATGCCACACTTGAAAAGTTATCATAGCGTTTTGTACTTCACTTATCCCGTCAGGAGTATCAACAGTTAAATTATAAGAATAATCTGTATCACCTTCCATCAATTCTCGGTACAGAGGGTCTAAGTAAATCTTATTAAATTGTTGAGTTGGCTGTTCCGCCGGAACTAAGCTTAAACCAAACAAAAAGATTGCACCTATAGCAAGACAGATTGCGAATAGTTTCAATTTCATGTTATCCTTGGACGTTAGTGAAATATTTAATTGTTACTGTGAACGAGTTTGATGGTGCAACGTTACTGAAGTTTAATGTTACTTGATTATTAATCGGATATGACTTAAAAATGTTCCAGACTCCTGAATGCGGTGAAAGGTCGGCATCAATAGTTTCCCCCGTTCCCAACTCATACATAGCGAACCGGTAATTACCTCCACCTGAAGGTGTAATGATTATCTGCGCAATCTCAAAGTTGAATGTTTCAGGTACAACGAAGTTACTTGAACCGGAAAAAGCGCCAGTAGTATAAGTCACCGTATCATTATTGACTGTATAGTTGACCTGCGACCAATCAGTAATTGTTGTACCGTTTAATGTGATTGAAGAGAAGTTTAAAGCTGAAGCGTTAATATTGTTAACATAATTCTGCACTGATTGATTAAAGTATGATTCATTGAATGTAAGGTAAGTTCCATTGAAGATTAACCACGGAGCTTCAGCCGTCCAATCATAAATGCCATAGAAGTTGCCGCCGAAGAAGTTTAATCCCGTATAATTTTCTCCTGTATAATTCCCCCCAATGTAATATGAAGCGTTCACGGCTTGCGCTATCACTGTCCCGTTCTCAAACGAGATGTTAGTTAAACGTGAACCGTCGCCAACAAAATAAGTGGCTCGCACCTCTGTCGCGGAAATGTTTAACACTTCAGCATTATCTTGTATGCCTGAAGAAATTGAAACGTTACCAATGTAAAGAGTAGAATTTGAAACGTATAAATCTTTCGTAACGTTAACATATTCAAAAGTACCGTTAGTGGCTTGAATGTTTTGAGTAAAGGTTACTAGAGAAGCAGAATTTGAACCGTCGGGTAACATCCATCTATCAATATCGAATGGGTAACCGTTCCAAAAGATAGAATTGTTCACAGTGTCCAACGTAATATTGCCGGACACGCCGAGAATGGGTAAATTCGGATTACTATAACCAAATTCTTGCACCTCCGCCAAGATGGGTGAGATAAATAATAACATCATCACCAAAAATGCTACAACTTTCATTATTTATTCGAAGGACTTGAAATTAATAAAGGTTTAGTTTTCTTTTCCTTCCTTTCAGGCATAACAAAATAATATAATATTGCGAGGAAGACGAAGAGTTCGCCGATGATTATCTTTATTGGATTTTTACTTTCCCTCGTCTTCTCTGCCCTAAGCATTTGCATCTCTACCAATTCTTCATTTGTTGTAGGTTTAACGTACACTTCTTTCATATCTGCTCCACTGTATGTTTAACTACTAATTTCTCGAAGAATTCTTCCTGCGCGTGCAACATATCCATCACAGTCTTCTTCGCTAACCGTGTCTTGTAAATGATGTAAGCAATAAATATTTCTTCATCAATCCCCGTTTCACGGAAAGCGTCGAAAGCGTTACTAAGAGTTTCAAGCTGCTTATTTAATTTGTTAATCGGACTGCTCATCCTCACCTCCAAGTTTTAATTTCTGTACATCATTATAGAAGAGGTGAAGGTAAGGGCTATACACTTTCATTACTTCCTGAAGAGCATAGTCATGACCGATGATATAACCATTCTCAAATGCTTTTTTTTCTTCTTCACTCATCTTTGCCCTCGCTTTTTAGTCTTTTCTTTATTTTCCATATTTTTCTGTCTAATACAGTCCAAAGAAAGCCATAAAACACCATCATTGTTAAGCTACCTAAAATGAACCCAATATAAAAATATGCTACTTCATTCATTCTTTCACCTCGCTGTTGTCTTTTTTTATGAGTGTTCTTTTATACTTTTCGCTTTCATAAATAAATGCACATTTCTTTGAACAAGTGATAGTATTTTTATGTCTTATGTCATAATATGCACTTTTAGAAGGTTTTTTATCTAATGCTCTCATATATTGTTTTTTACAAATAACACAAATTACTATTTCATGTTCACCATTAAATCCACCACTAATTCCCATTATGCCGACACCTCTTGTTTGTCTTTCTTTACGATATTAATCATGGCAATATTAGGCGATAGTTCAAAATGGCAATAAGCACATCTATATCCAGATGTATCGGGGATACATCCCCCACTACATCTTGCTCTTGGTTTTATTGTTGAACTTTTCATTTTGGCTTCTTCTATCATTCTTCGCTATCTCCCTTGTCTTTCTTCACGACGTTATGAATAATCGGCGTAATTACATCATTGAAATATTCAGGTGTGTGAAAATGTCTTTTGTTGGGTGCTTCATCTATCTTTAATTGCTTCTCTATGAAATCGTCTAATACTTGCAAGTTCTCAATAATGTGATTTTCGTTTTGATTTCTTTTATTTTGAATAATCTTAACTAGGATTTCCTTAATCTCTGATGAGACATTCTTATCATAGGAAAGTGCTGAAAGTGTTGTTTCAAAATCAATCATGGGTAAACTTCCCCTTTCTTTGACCCAAATAGAATTAATAATTCCCCTACAAGTGTAAAGATATTTCTTTGGAGTTGATGGATAATTCTGAGGCTTAATGTATTTTAGATAGTTCTGTTTTCCCATTGATTTATAATGATAGTATAAACTAATTGGATTAAATAAGTTGTTTGAAAATCTCACAAATTCTTTAGGTCTTTCACCAAAGTAAAGTATATTAGAATTAAGCCATTCAATTACTGTTGGATTTGAAGATGATAACATCTTACTAAACTTTAGAATATCAAACCCTTGCATATCAATTAAACTACCCTCTGGACTTATCCTTTCAAATTTCTCATTAAAAGCAACAGTAATAACATCACTCTTTGGATTGATTAAGGTATATTCTTGTGGTTTACGATAGAAAACAAATCTTACGTCATAATCAGAATCCTTACTCGCCATCCCCCATGCTCTTGAACCTGACTCTACTGCAAATAATATTTGTACATCATACTCTTTTGCTACTTGCATTAATAATTCGTTTATCTTCTCTTTCATTTGCTATCACCTTCTTCCTTTTCTATGTTTTGTTTTTCCATTTCGTATTTTAATCCGTTTCGGAATCCTCTGGCTCTGATTTAATTTTTGGCAAATCGCTATGGATATTTTCATTCATTTCACAAGCATATTTATGACTTACATTTTTATAACTACTCTCTATATCTTCAAAATCATATTCATTCTCCATAGCAATTTTATCCCCTTTCCAATCATTACTCAATAACCAAAGGAGTAATCTACCTACATTGAGATTATAAATTGTTTCATAAAATTTGTAGCCACCGTCAAGTTGATGTCCAAATAAATATTCCTTCTTTGTATGGTTTACTATTGAGTATGCGGTTCCCATCGTGTATTAATTGGACTCGGAGTCCTGTTTTAGTTCTTTAATAATATCTATTAAACTATCCCACTCAAAAAAAACATTGTTCTTTCGTCCATTCAAAATTAAGTTTTGAATATCTTCTAGGGCTTGGTTGTATCCTTCTTCAAAATTAAACTTTATCTTCTCTTTCATTTGCTATCACCTTCTTCCTACTTGTCTCATTTATTTTCCTCCATTAGTTTCTCTAGTTCTGGCGAGATTTCAAGTTCAGTGCTATCTCTCCTTTCCACATCTAATTTACCCATAAACTTTTTAGCTTTTGTCTCCACTTCCTTGATAAATTTAAACATAGCTGTTTGATTTGTCGGGTTAATGTCATGGTGACATTCTTGACAAATAGGGATTTTTATATTGAACCTTGGACTATACATTTGTGGAATTGAGTGATGATAAGTTTTCCTTTTCTTTATTTGGTCTTTATCAAAATTCCCTCCACATCTCCAACAAAAATCATATTTGTTTAGTGTAATAGTATTATTCTTTGCCTTTGCCATCGTCATTTAATCCTTAACTGAAGTCTTTATGTTTTATTTTAGTTATTATTCTTCTACCATTTCTTGCAGACATTTCTACCTTCGGTCTTAATACTATCCCCTCTGCAATAAAGTCTCCAAATTCAGAATTAAATCCATTACGTGTCATTTCAATAGCATCGTTTAGTGTTCCCTCACCAATTATCTTCACAGTTTTTAATCCTAGTTTTTCGGCTATTTCTTCAACGGCTTCTCTTTTAAGCCACCATTTTCCAACCTTGACATCAAAAAGTATAAAACTCACTCCATCAGAAATATAGTTTCCACCACTCTTTTGTATTCCTGCACCATAACCTTCGCCGTATAAGCAAACTTCATCATCAAAAATTTCCTCAAACTTTTCTTTATCAAACATTTCTTGTAATTTCTCCATTAAGAAAACTGGCATTTGTGCATTGTCTGTCTTTCCTCCGAATCTTAACTTTTCCCCATCCCACATTATTCTGATATTAGTTCCATCTATCTTTTCAGTAAACACCCAAGAGTTATCTTTTAGATATTCAAACTCTGGCAGAGAATACTCTTCTGTAAACTTCCCTTTATTATCTCTTTTGAAGATTGATTGTATTTTATGGTATTCTCTCATCGTATCGTATTTTAATTGGACTCGGAGTCCTCATCTCCTAATAATTTTGTCATTTCTTTTAAAAATCTTTTCTCGGTAGGTAACTTGTTTAAGCTGTATTTTTTTAATAATCGGACAGGGAAATATCCACCTTCATTTTTCAACTGTGTATAAAATCTCTCCCTTTTATTCATAGGAGATGTATTAAATCCTTGAAAAATCTCAAAAGTATTTTTATCTAAATCAATAACATAACAAAATTCACACATCAAAGAGTCTTTTGCAAAATCAATTTCGTTTCTTAAAATAATGTCTTTATCATCTGAGCTACAAATGTTAGATAAAATCTCAGCTCCTATATCCCTACTAACAAAAAGATTAAACCATCTTTTCTGTTCAGCAGTTCTATTGTCAGGTTCACTTGACCATTCAGCACAATTTTTATAGTAGGAATCAAGAAATTTCTTATCCCTACCTACTCTATCCCAAAACCTTACATTCTTAAGTCTTTTTCTAAGATTTTGAATATTCTCTTTTACCCTTAAAAATCTTAAAGCTGTTAAACCCTGCCCTTCAGGGTAGCCATCCCATTGCCCATATTGAGCAATTTGATATTTATTATCTTTCACTACGCAAGTTAAGTTTCTTGTTCCCATCGTATTTTAGCACTTCTGTGACTCCTTCCATTTATCTATAAAGAGTTTGAGTGTTTTCCCATTATCTTGAATTGATTCTTCAATCTTGGCATCCCACATCTCAATAATCTTCCTACCATCAACCATTACTACAATCCTATTTTCTTTTCTTAATTCCATTTTTAGCACTTAGGTGACTCCTTCAAATTTATCTTTTTGTTCCTTCAGTAAACCTTCCTCGATATCTTTCATTAGTTGGTACTTAATTAGGAAATCGTTTAGTGCCCCTTGCTTGATATCATTCTTCAATCTTTCAAACTTTTCTTCATAACTTAACTTTCTTGGCATCTTTCTCCTCCTTCAACTCTTTATCTAAACATTTCTTATCATTGCAGATGAACTTGCCGCCACTAATGGCGCCCCAGTTCTCGGTTAGGATAATTCTTTTCTCGCAGTGCTTGCACAGAACGTCACGGTATAATTCTCTTCGTATCATTTTAAGGAGGTCGTCACGGGGTAAGGTATGTTATGTATAAAAAAGAGGTGATATAGCTTAATCCCAAAAGAAAAAGGTTTTACCGCCAAGATGCTACTTTCAAAAGTTTTTACCCCGTGACTGTCCATAGTTTTTGGACGCACCTTTTCTTTAAATATGTGAGCGAGCACTGGAGAGTGAGAACATAGTCCCGCGAGGATTCGAACCCCGGTATCTGATTCCAAAGACCAGCGCATTTGTCCAGCTATGCTACGGGACTAAATGGGGCTGCGCGGATTCGAACCACGATAACGTACTTCCAAAGCACGGATACTAAACCAAATTATATTACAACCCCAGTTAAGAAAAAATGTCTATTCACTGTTGGGGCTGCCAAATTGTCATAAGAAAAATAAAGAAAAAGGTTATTTAAAGTTTATCATGTTTACTTGATAATCTTTCTTTTTTGACATTGCATACACCATTCAACAGTTCGCTTGAGATACTTCTTTCCAGTCTTTCGGTCACCACGACCGTACCTCTTGAAAACACGATGAACAGTTTCTTCTCCGCAATGTTTGCAAAGTTGTTCGTTGTACTTCATTTAAGCCTCCACGTTTAAATCACGTGGAGCTTCTTTGCTTACTCATTATGAAATGAGAGTTTGATACTATTTAAATTTTATGCGAGCAAAGGGAATTGAACCCCCGCTAAATGGTTGGAAACCACTTGTCATACCACTAGACCATACTCGCAATCGAGGGAGTAGGATTTGAACCTACGAGGACATAAAAGCCCATGGAGCTTAAATCCATTCCGTTTGACCAGACTCCGGCATCCCCCGGAATGAAGGGTACAGGATTCGAACCTGTGTAGGTCAAGAGACCACGAGTCCTAAGCCCGCCCCGTTTAACCTGACTCCGGCAACCCTTCAATATGGACTCTGAGGGTACTGACCCCCCTCCTCCTCGTTGCAAACGAGGTATGCTACCAGTAACACCAAGAGCCCAATAGACCCGCAGGGATTCGCACCCCAGTCGCCGCCGTGTAAAGGCGGAGTGATAACTCCTACACTACAGGTCTGAACCGACCGGGCGGACTTGCACCACCTCCACGGGGATATGACCCCACGCACACTACTTGTTATGTTACAGTCGGAATATGAAATGGCAAGCCCCGTCAATCCTACTAACCGCATCAAAGCACAGGGTTCGTCAGGGGCTTGCCAAGCCCCGGTTCGTGCCTTACCCTCTTATGTTATGGCAGGCTCAATAGTTAGAGCCGAGGGTCTTTATCAGGGCTTGTATGATTTGTCGGTTTTATAGTCTTTTTCAACGAGCGAATTCTTCACATGAGCGACAAGTGTTCTTCCCGTCCTCAAGACTTTTTGTGCCGCGCGTTATCTAACAGATAACTATAAGTGGTAACGGGCGGCAGTAAAGCTTCAGACGCAAATCCTAATGGCGCTAAATGCGGTGCCCGTTACCGAGGTACATCACACATAATGATGCAAAATAAAAGAAAAATGAAATTTAAATATTTATCCCACTACTGGGAAGAAGTTACATCTGTTGAGATGATGCTTCAATAGGTTGACCTGCTTCAGGTTTCTTTTCCACGACCTTGTATCGTGTCTTCAAACCTTCGCCTTCCTTTAGAACTTTGACATACTTGATTGTAGGATTATTCTCAATCATAGTTTTCAAGTCGTCAAGCACAGTATTTGGAACTCTATACTTTTCATCACCAACAGTAATGAAATGGTAAGAGAACTCTTTGCCATCACTATCTTCCTTTGTTTCAAGGTCAATAGGTAAATTGATGTCAACAATGTCCAAATCTGCGATATTCTTGGTTTGCTTTGGTTCGTAAACCTGTGCAGCTTCCTTTAACGTTGCCATTCTGGGTTGTTTCCTCCATAATTTAGTTGAATTTGATAGTTTACTAGACAGACTAGACAGACTAGACAAAGATTTGAATTAGGTGTCCTATAGGGAATTAATTGAGAAACCCGTCTAGTTTGTCTAGTTTGTCTAGTTACGCTTAAATTTTCCATTTTACCCCCATCCAACACCTCATTTGACCGCCTTTTCCGTCCCATAACCAATTAAAATACTTCTTTTCTTGCTCAAACCCCATTGAAGTTAGCTTTTTCTTAATATTATGGTCGGATAATTCACGATGTTTATTTTCCACACACCACTGTTTAAACTTTTTATTGAAATCACTGACACCAATGTACCCATTTCCATCATGTTCACAATTCTCATCAAAGAATTTTTGAAAGAAATCGCTCTTATCTTCATACCTTTTCATTCTTTCCTCTACTGACCCTTCATTAGTAAACTCACGATTTTTGATAAGTTCTTTTAAAAGACCCAGACATTTTTTTGCCAAGTTGTTATATTCTTCTTCAGGAATATCTACAAGAATATCTTTCTTTTCGGTGAACTGGTTTGGGAAATCTATAATGAGCCATCTCCTATAGAAACCGATTGTTTTGTCATTAGTGGTGGGAAGGTTATTAGTGGCAATAATTATCTTTGCGTAATTCTTATCTTCGAAAGGATTTTTATTTTTATACTCAAAATTCATCAAGTCTCCACCGGTTAATTTCTTTAGGGTAGATGTCTTTGACATCTCATTGAAATTTGTCTCACCCATCATGCAAACTAATTTTCGATGTAATCTTGTGACTTCAAATCTTGATTGTAATAAAACATCTAGTTCGGTTGCACAACAGTTATCCGTCCCAATGAATTTCCTTAGAAGGTCGAGATACTTACTCTTACCATTCATCCCACCACCGATGAAGCAAAATAAACGATTAATGGGATAATCTGGAACCATACAATAGGCAATGATTTCATATAAGGTTTGAACATGGTCTTTTCCGACCCACTCTTCAAAAATCCTATCCATGGTTGGCGTATCAGACGTTTTCCCCATCTTGTAGGGGATAGGATTTGTAGCTTTATATTTTGGAGTTGCCATAAACTTTTCTCCAGTTTCAAAATCGTAAATCTCATCATCGAATTGTATCCATGTAGGTTTAATTTCTGGAGGGATAATCTTCCTTGTGTATTGTTTTAGGGAATTAAGTATTTTCGTTCTGTGAGAAGGAGTAATAATATCCTGTCCTGTTGCAGTTTCAACAACATTAAGAACGTCAACTTCATCTACAATCTTCCAATAATGTTTTTCCTTATTCCATAACCACCACATCCCGCTTTCATCATAATACATTGGTTGCATCCCAGTATAAGTTTCAGTTTGACCTTGGATTGAGAATATCTTTTCAGTTTCCTTCTTAACATAATCTCTTCGAGATTGTTTAAGTTCATCTTCGAGACTGGCTTCTTCTGCAAGTAACTCAAGTGCATCTTTGAATGAACATTTCTTATATTCTTTCACTAAACTAAAGATATTCCATGAACCATCGCAGTGGAAACAGTGAGCCGTCTCATCATTAAAGCCAAGACATTTACCACCGGCTGAAGCGTGAAATAAACATTGTGTAGGATTCTTTGTTGTATCAATTCCCAGTGAGGAAAGGACGTCACCCATCGTTAACTTTGATTGTATTTGATTCAAGAAGTCGTCTTCAATTTCCATCTTCGGCATCTCGATTTTCGCTTCCTTCTTCCGAGGATTCTTGTCAAAGAACATTAAGATTGCTTTTAATTCTGCGTAGTCAATACTAGCTATTGAAATATCTTCAACTACTTCATATTTGGTTCCGTTTGGGTGAATTGAGCCGGCGCCGACCACCTGCTTCCCTTCCCCCTGAACATCAGCTAACGTATTCATATTTTCGTCGAAGACCTTGAAGCTGTCTGCCAAGTTGGTAAAAAAATACTTATGCAATAATCCAGAACCGGTACGAACGGTAAAAGTTTTGGGTAAGACTTGTATCGCATCCTCTTGAACATCAGCATCATCAAAGTCAACAATTACTAATTGTTCAACACCTCCACCCATGACGCCATAGTTACCACCCTCATTTAGATGTGAAATTAGTTCATCATCATCGTAGGATATCTTTTTCTTTTGCCATTCCTTCTGGAACGGTCTCTTTCCGGATTTTTCTAATAAAACAAAATTAATACCTTCTTTTTGTAATTGCTTAGGAATTGTCACCATCAGTCACCTCGAAATAGCTTTTTGCAAAAGCTTTCGACCACTTTTTTAATTGGTCATTTAAAGCTAAATCATAATTCATGTGACATTCTTCGCAAAGATTGTGCCTCCCCCATTTGTCTGCTAAGTTCTTACGGTCTTTGCGGGCAACGGCTTCAAAACAGAATAGGTAGCATGGAACATCATGGCTTAACTGTATTTCAGGTTCAATGAAATCCCCGCCACAATGTTGACATTTCATTCCCTGACCTCCTCGATTTGTGTTCGACCGGCAGGAAAGCATTTGAAATCTCCCGTTTTCTCGTCGATAAATTCGATTGAGTCTCCGACTCTTTGGTACTTGCTGATTGTAAAGATTAGCACGTGACCATCTAAAGTTAGGGTTTTCAGTTTATATTTCATCATCTCGTTTCACCTCATTTACTGAAGTCCTAATAGAAAACAAAACCCCTTTAAATAAATTTCTTACCCTTTAAAAATTACAACAGAATATACTACTTTTTAAAATAACTCTTAAAGAACGAGTCAGCGTCAGAGAAATCTAAGCGACCGAAATGTTTTTGCATGAGGAGTTCCCTTTCCTCATTAGTCAGGCTCAGGAAGAACTTCATCTCCCTCTTCTTCAACCTCTTTTGTTTCATCGTTCACCTCTGTTTTAACTATATGGTCAAGCGTGTTACCCAAAGAAATCTCGTGAGCAATCTCTGCCGCTGTGAAGAATTCTCCTTTCAAGGGTTGTACTTGTTCCATTGTATTTATGAGGTGTAACTTTTATTTAAGTGTTGCGTAGTTTATTCTGAATTTATTTTGACCAATCAATATTTTTGTTTTGAATCGTTACTTTTTCCCATTGTCTTCCAAAATAATCTAAATTGCCAGTTCCTTCATCTTTAAGCCTATCCATATATCTCTTTTTCTCCTTTTCAAATTCTGTCCCAGTCATATCATATTCTTCTTGCCTCTTCCGATTAAAAGGTCTACAGTCGAATAAGTCTGGAACTTTATCACCGTCTCTGTCAGGTAGAAGTTTACGCATGAAAGATTTTTTATTTGGTGTCATCCGACCCCAACGTTTCTGTTGCGGGACTGATGCACCTTTTGTGTTTTTCTTAAATCCAAACATACGAGAAATAGGAATTCAAACTTTAAATAACTTTACTTTTAAGAATATATTTTCTACCATCTATAGGGCAAGTTATTTGTCATGGCATCTTCCCATATCACATATTCATCTGCGTAACAATCATCGCAAACTCCTAAATCCACTATCTCTTTTTCTTTCTTGCAACGCTTACAGATTTTATTTCTTTTTCTACTATCCTGTCTCTTGCGATTAAATGGTTGACAATCGAAATGGTCAGGGACTTTATCTCTATCCCTGTCCGGTAGAAGGAGTCGATTAAAACTCTTTTGTTGTGGTGCCATCATTGCCCACCTTTTCTGTTGGTACGGTGATGCGCCACTTATCTTCCTATTTTTCCCAAATCCAAACATACGAGAAATAGGAATTCAAACTTTAAATAACTTTACTTTATCCGTAGAAAACATTTTAAAGATTGTTGTTGTAGAATATTGAAGGAAAGAAGTTCGAAAGAACTAGCAAAGGGAAAGAAGTTCGAAGGTTTCAAAATATTAAATTCAGCTAATGTTTTGAATTCTTCAAAGTTAATAAACCTTTCTCTTATTTAGTGGTAACTTTCAAATAATAAAAAAATGAAAATCGGAAAAATAAGTCATTTGTTTAACTTTAAGCAGAACTTTTATTGTGCTCATTGTGTGAAGAAGATGAAGAGGAGTGAGGCTTATCTTCAGTTAAAAATGGAATGGGGAAGATTCCAAGAGAGTTACCCTAAGTTGTGTAAAGAATGTTTTATGAAGATTACCGAAAATGCAGAGTGGTTCTTCGAGAATGAAGAAGAAGAATATAATAATTGGGTAACTCAGAAAAAGCTTGATAAACTTTAAATTTTAAGGCATCATAGGGACAATATTTGTTGAACCGTTACCTAACGGCGCTTGCATCGGAGGTTCGGTTTCTGCTGCTTGTTGACCGGCAATTTTACAAGTCTCCATCGAGACATCGTAAGTCAAGTAAAGGAAGACAATTCCCAGAACACCGACGACGGCGATGACTGCAATCGGAAGTAAATATTTCATAAACTTGTCATACTTCGCTATCCTTCTTAATCTTGAATTTTCGATTTCGTTCAACGTCGTGTTAACGTCGTCCCAGTCGATGACGTCGAATTCCATGACGCCGAGATGGTCGCGGATGTTGAACGGTACTAAATTTTCATGGTAAACTGTTTGCCCTTTTTCATCTAACATTTCTTTTACCGCGATGAAGTTTCCATTCTCATCTTCAGCCATTAGACCTTTCTCGGTTGACGTGACTTTTATTGGCTTGTACTGCTTACTTCCATATTTTAATAGGTGAACTTTACCGACGGTTGGACGCAATTTATTGATTAACCATTCCAATAAGTTTGTTGGTTTGTAAGCATAATGTAGCACGCAGTCGAAAGGTACAACGTCTATTGTATCCCTCATTTTTTGTAAGATATAATTCGTGTGCCCCGTTTCTTTCTCAAAAATTCTACCCAACCTATCGTTTGTTACAATAATATTATCGCCACGTCGTTCAAGGATTTCGGCATCGAGTGGAAACTTGCCCCACTTAAACTTTGCTATCACTAGAGCGCCAACAGGGATTACCCACCATGAGAAGTATGCAACGAAAATCCATAACGCGTTCATTGTTTGTTCTAAAATTGCCATCTTAATTCATGCTAAGGACAACGATGACAAGTATCATCGCTAAAATTGCTTTAATTATTTCGAAGCCGAGGATTCCTGCAATCATCCCTTGCAAGAACCGTTTATTTTCAGCTATCATCATTTTATTCGTAAGGTGTTCTAGGCTTCCTCTCACCTATCTGCGCTGACTCAATTCGTTTCACTGTTTGTGATATTGCCTTTAAGACTCTACCATCTTTCTGCATTGTTCGCGCGTCTTGAACTTGTTGTTTAATTTTTTTGAAGACCATGGAACGTAGGGCTTTTTCTATCCCCCATTCCTTCCTCTTCATTGTAAGTAAGTATGATAGAACTTTTTCGAACTCATGCAAATCCAAATTCATCTCTCTGTCATCAGTGGTACCCATCGGCGTGATTTGGTTCACACCACACATTTTTATTGCTGACAAGATTTCTTCAATCGCTTCATCGTGGGGGACGTAGATTTCCACGACTTGCCCGTACGGGTCTTTAACTTTTTCCTTGATAGGTTTTTCAGTCTTAGTATTGGTTCGGATGAATAAAGGTTTAGAAACTTGGAACCAAATATTTTCACCTTCCGGTGTTTGAATTAGCTCCTCGCCACGGAACTCGTGGCGGAGGACTTGGAGGATTTTATGGGCGCCAGTCAAAACTTCAACCAAAGAAGCAATTTGTTGTTTTGTCTGCGCCTCATCAGGATAATATGATTGAGACTCGTCACCAAAGTCCATGGGAAAACTAAGCAGTTTTTACTTATAAATAGTCGGGAAAAATATAAAACTTTAAGTAGAAGCGATGCGTGGAATATTCATAAAAATCATGTAAGGGATGAATAATTCGAAAGAATTAGAAATCATGTAAGGGTTCCCACCGAACTCTTATCTTTTCTAATGAAATGAATTATAAAAATCTATGGGTAGTTGAAACTCTATTTCCTAGTAGTATATTTTGAGGGGAAAATATAAAACTTTAAGTAGTTCATCCTCGTAGAATATTAAAAGGAATGAATAATTAAAACCAGAAAAAGGAATGAATAAGACGGGCAGTCTTATTCTTTCTAAGTATCCGTTTTATTTAAATCTTTGCTAGTTAGAACTATATCATTTTAATATATATTTTGTGGGAAAAAGAAGTCAACGTAAAGAAACCTTCCCTCGACATCGCCATTTCTTTCTTGACAATCTTAAAGGTGAACAGGGATTCTTCGCTGCTTCAGGGAATTCAAGAAGTTGAGCATAAGAACGGGCACAGTAAGAGTCACCTTTTTTAGTCCCGGGTTTTATCGTTGCACCTTTTTGTCCATGTTCAACAACTTTCCCGTCACACTTTGTCTTCCACTTCTTTTCCATCTTCTAAATCTAATGCTTGTAGAACGTCAGGTTTTTCTTCCTTATTTTCTTGTAAGGCTTGCGCTCGACGGTTAGGAGCCTTAGCTTCGTATTCTTCTTGACTTTCCCCTTTGTGCTTCCAATGAGGTAAAGGATACTGTTTTCTATGCCGTGGTAATTTTGAAGTTTCAGGTTCCTTTTCGTGATAATAGCTATCAACTGTAACTGGGATTTCTTCTATTCCTAGTTCCTCAGCCGCAATGGCTGTATGTCTTCCTTCGTGACCTGCTGGTTTACCTTCACGATATTCTAAGAAACCTATAGGTACACTTTCTTTTTTGGATTTAATCTTCTCTTTTATTGGTTTAATACTACTTCTATTTTTTTTAAAGTATGATTTATAATCTTCATAACTTTCTTTGTAATCAGGGTCTCTTTCTTGCGCTTCTCGATAGGTTTCTTTTAAGAATTTCTCAGGTTTCATTTTAACAGTTTTTATTCGTTTAGCGCTGGTACTAGAAAAACCGTATTCGTGAGCCCAACCTTTTTTCTTCCGATTGAAAGGTTGACAATCGAAAATGTCGGGAACTTTATCCCGGTCGCTGTCAGCGAAGATGGCACGATTAAACATCTTTTGTCTCTTCGGCATACCCGCCCAACGCTTTTGCGTGAAGAGTGAAGCGCCTTTTTTTACCGCCTTTTTTTTAGGAAGTTTAGAACTAAGGAAATTTATTCGCGGTTTTTTGTTTGTGATTCCTAACATGAGTATTAAAATCCGAACGGTGTTCTTTTCGTCCTTTTCGCCGGTCTTCTTTCTAAAGGCTTATCTTTACGGAAAGCTTTCTTTTCAACGAAAGTATTCTTAGGTAATGGCGACCGTTGCCCCGTCCTCGAAACGCTGAAAGTTCTAAACTTATTCTTGTTCCGTTTAAAGTAGCCAGTCTTCTTATCATCCAATGGACTTTTTTTCTTCTTCTTCTGAACAATAGGTTTCCCTTCAACAACTCTACCGACAGCTGACCTAAACTTGTCAACCTTCTCCGCCATAGTATCAAGAGCCGCAGCCATAGTTTTCGGCTTTTTATGTATCCGCTTAAAATCTTCTTGACCTTCAGGGATGTACTCGGCGTAGTGAGGTTTGTAAACTTTCCTTTTACCTTTTGGAATATCAAGAGGAGGTAAAGGGAAACCCGTGATTGGTGGAGTTGTTGGTGGTCTTGGTCTTGGAGGCCTAATAGGTGGAGTAATAGGAGTAGGCGTTGGAGTTGTAATTACTGTTCTTGTTACCGAAGGAGTTGGTGTAGGTGGAGTTGGAGTAGGATAGGCTACTGCTGTCGCTGTTAATTCTTGGACACCAATACTTGTATCAATCTTTGGTGTCGCCGTTAAAGAAGGTAGAGTTTTTATATCTGTTTTGCTTTTAGTTCCAAGTAAGTTAAGCACGCCGACTTGTGGCGCAATACTATATACTGGAGTGATTGCCGCTTCAGCTTGAAGAACTGTAGGCGTTACCGCTTGACCTATTAGTAAGGCTGAAGGGTCTTTAACTAATTGTGAAGAAATTGCTTGAGTTTCAGTTGTAGGAGGTATCATGTTTACTTGTTTCATATAATCAGCCCAGCCACCATACCTCGGGGCAGCGCCCACTTTATCTATCCCAAAAACTTGTAATGCAGGGTCTTTAATACTTTTTAACCAATCATCAATACTATCTGCTTCTTGAAAAGTCTGGAACGGTTCAGCGAAGAAACGATTGAATGGTGTATCTGCTTCACTACCTTTAATAATTGAGACGGGTTGTTTGCTAGGGTCTAACTGTTTAAATTCAATTCTCGATGTTGGTTTAAAGAAAATTCTTTTATCAGGTTTCCAACCGGTAGCTTTTACACCTTCAGGGGTTTTAATAACTAATTTCCCTCGAGGAATATCTGTAACTTGCGCTCTACTTGCTGGAGAAACGTAAGCAATTAAGTCGTCTCCTTGCTCGAAACCGATACCTGTATATAATCTTCTTAATTCTTCACCTTTTAAGTTTACTTTAACGCTAGCACCCGAAGTTTTAAGGTTTTTAATATTTTCTAACAATCTGCCTTTCACATACACTTTATCAGATAATGGCTTCGCTCGACCACCAAAATCGAAAGTAGATTTTCGTACCAATTCACCTTTTACTCTATCATAAACATAATTGGCTCCCGCCCCTTTTCGAATGACCCATTTCCCGTTAACTTTTTCTACATCGTAACCCGTTAAAGTTTTACTCGTGTAACCTCCAGCTTGTTTTGTTTCAGTTACCAAAATTCTATATTTATCCTTATTGAATTTTAAGATTCTACCTTCGCCTTGTCCTTCAGCTTTTTGTAATTGTTTAAACCTTTCTTCGTCAAGAGGTTTACGTCCAGCACTCCTAGCAGCTAAAGCTGAACCCGCAGTTACAGCTGTGAAACCTGCAGCACCTCCAATACCTGCAGCGATTGAGTAACCAATATCTGCGGATTTTTTATATTCCTGCATCCCAGTTCCGACGCCAATAACTCCGGCAGTAGTTCCAACAACAGGTGTAGTAGATAATATACCGCCAACACTTTTTCCAGCGAGGACAGTTCTAGGTTTTCCTAAAGCTCCAATTACACTCTTACCGACGGTAGTTTTCGCTGCAACAGCCCCGCCAACCTGTGCTACTAATGCCGTTTTTTCAACATCATAAGCAGTAGTGAAACCTTTCAAAGCGTCAGATGCTAAAATTGTTGTAGGTATATCCTTCTCAGCACGATATTTTTTTTCACTTTCTTTTGCGAATTTCCAACCGGTGCCCTTGATACCCTTATTAATTGATTCACCAAATTCCGCGGTAGTTTCAATCTTGTATCTATAATCCTCATACATTGAATAATATTGTTTAACCGCTTTATCGTACTGTTTTTTTATTCTTTCATATTCTTTTACATCCGCCTCTGTAATATTTTCTTTTGAAGCTAAAGCGTTAAGTTCCTTTGACCATTTATTAATGCCCAATTCTAATTTCTTGAACATCGGTTTCTCGACGATGGCTTCGGCTTCAGCCTTACGTTTTTCAAATTCAGCAATATCTTTTTCTAATTGTTCTTGTTGCTTTTCTAGGAATGGTCGAATTTCTCCACCTCTAAAACCGCCCTTCCATACATTACTTTCTTCTAACAGTTCTTTATATTGGTCAATACTTTCCTTATCAGGTAAGTAAATCGGTTCATCTAAATATTTTGGAATAACAATTTCTTCAACTTTCTGATAGAGTTCTGTAACTTCCCCTACACCTTTAATTATTTCTTTTTCTTGTTCTGGAGTGTAAGTAATTTTTGGGAATTGTAATCTTTCTCTTACTTCTGCTGAGAGGTCGGGGGTAGGTTGCGAAGGTTCAGGCATCTTTGGTGGACTCGGAATGCCCATTTGTATAACTTCCCTTTTCTTTGGTTCATCCAATCTTACGATTTGTTCGGGACGAATGACTTGAGGTTTCTGTCCAGCAGCTTTAGCGGCAGCTGCTTGTCTTTGAGCTTTCAGTTCTGCTTCCGCTTTCCTACGGTTTGCTTCAAGTTTTGCTTTTAAGGCGTCAAGTTGTTGCTGTTGCTGTTGTGTTAGTTGTCCCTTAGAAGAGGATTGCTGCACTCTTTGCGCCGCAGAACTTGCAGTCCTATAATCGCCCGATTGTATCGCTTTGTTATACTCTGAAACTGCCTTATTATATGCTTGCTCTTTTTGAGATAATGGTTTAGAAACTGTACGCCCGCCCCTTGATACTTTCCTCTCCTTTTTAGAAATCATTTTCATAGGAGTCCTTATCACCGTTCTTTTTGTTGCCATTTTTTGCACCATTTATAAGTTGTCCAGCTTTATATAATTTATGTCAGGTGATGATGCAACAACAGATACTATTGAGTTCAATAGTATGGTTAATATTTTAAAACGTTTAGACAAAATCACAAATTTTATTAATTATAATAGGGCGAAGGGGAATTATAAAGTAATGCATGGCTACCTCGTTGATTACTTTAAAGAGATTGTGGCAGATTTAACAAAGGAAGAGATGGATAGGGCATGGCGTGAATTGAATGAAGTTAGGAAATTTTTAAACTTTAACACTGACTTGCCCCCTAACCCAAAAGTGCCAAAGATGTTGGATGAAATTGATATAAATTTACGATTGCTGGCTAAAGCTCACGGATACCTTACGAAAAATACACAGTCAGTAAAATCTAAGCTCATAGGTTAGGGAAATGAAAGTAATGATTGATGAGCCCATGTTTAAGAAGGGTTCTTATCCCGCACAACAAAGTGACGGTCTTTACATGGATGGTGCTTTAGTCGAATTAGTAGAAATTTACGCAAGAAATATTGTCAAGGATAATCAATTTGCAATAAATATGGGTTCTTCAACTTTTGGTGTTCGGACGGGAAAATCTACATTAGCCCAACAAATTTGTTATTATTACACCTACCGGGTAAATAAGTTGCATGGGCTAGATATTATATTTGACCACCGAAATATTGTTTTTAATTCAGAAGATTTGATTAAAAGGGCAGCAGCAGTTCCACGTTATTCTGCATTAATATTAGATGAAGGTGATGATTTAACAGAACACGCTTTCTCAAAGACTATGAAAGACTTGCAGAAATTCTTTAGAAAATCGGGGCAGTTAAATTTGTTCATCATACTAATACTTCCTTCATTTTTTGATTGTCCAAAGTTTTTGGCTATGAATAGGACAAACGCATTTATCGACGTAAAATTTGAAGGAGAGTTTGATAGGGGTTATTTTGAGTATTATAATTTCACTGATAAGAAAAAATTGTATGTAAAAGGTAAAAAATTTCATGATTACGATGTCCAAAGAGCAACAATCCCAAATGGTCGTTTTGTTAACAAATATTGTGTTGACGAGGAAATATATCGCAAAATGAAATTAGATGACTTTATTAAAAAAGATGACGAAATCGAGGAAAAAATACCTATGAAAGTCTATCGTAAGATTGAGAGTGAGATATTCACAAAAGTTTTTAAAGCAATAAAGATGGATATGAGAGGTAAGATTTCAGTTAAGAAAATGGCAAAATATTTTGGACGTTCAGAGAGAACTTGTCATCGCTTCTTGACAGAGAATGAAGACGAGATTGTTAGGTTAATTAAGCGAGGAAATTTTGAGCGTGACGACGGCATATTGGCAGAGTCTAATGATACTATTGACCTTACCAAGGAAGAGGGCGAGGTGCGGGACACCACGGAGGGAGAGGGATATATAGAAGACGGCGATGAACAAATGAACGATGAAAAATAAACAAGTGTTTACAACCGAGGGAAAGATTAGCACAACCTTTAATGACTTCTTTAGGGCATTAAAAGAACAGTCAAAACAAAAAAGGTTAATTAGTGGCACATTGGAAGAAGAAGTTTTATTTGATATTGATAAAAAAGATATAATCATCTTTGAAGTTGATGTTGATAAACTTGATTTTGAAGTCCCGAATGGGAAAAAAAGAAATCTAATAATCCCCTCAGAAAAAATCTTTGTTGAAATCCCTGAACTTTATTTTGATAATAAAAAGGAGAAAGTTCTTTTATTGGGTGGCTTTTTAATTTATCATTCAAAATTATTTAGTGAGAAGTTTAATGAAAAAATCGTCGTAATTCAAATGCAATTAGAATATACAAATACTGAAACTGGTGAATGTTATACAACTCCTTTGAGTTTACCTTACAAAAAAGGTATTCCCACAATAGAAGAAGAAATTACTGAAGAAATGAATTGGCACCATGGTGATGAAAAAAAAGAAGGTTTCCAATTAAGTAATAACATCAAAACATCTATTGTAAAATATGTTCAAAAGGTTTGCATTACAACGCTTTACAAAATAGAACGTAAAGAATATACCAAATATAAAAAATGGACGCCACGAGGTTTCATCGAGAAACCAATTATTTATGCTCATGATGTCTCACGTCATAAACGACATTTCTGGGAGGACAGTGGACGGTTCAAAATTCCCGGGTTGACTTTAAAAGAACGGGAAGAAAAAGGTTACGGCACTGATGAAGTGGTTTTTCGTGACGGTGAATTAAGACGTGATGTCCCGTTTCGGATTATAGGTGAATACTTAGTTGGTAAGATTAAGAAGAAGCGTGAAGATAACCGTAGAATAAAAGTAGCTAAGGGTCGCGTATTAAGATGTGAACAGAAAGTCTATGAAATCCTTCGTGAAATATTTCCGCATAAAATTATCACGCGACATGACCGTAGAACTTTGAAAGGTTTGGAACTCGATTTTAACTTACCTGAACTTCGTCTTGGTGTGGAATATGATGGTGAACAACACTATGATAAGGAATTGTGTGAAGCAGTTTTCAAATCAAACTTTGACGAACTCGTTCGACGGGATAGGAAGAAGGATAAACTTTGCCAAAGGAAGAAGATAAAATTACTAAGGATAAAATATGACGAACCTCTTACGAAGACCCACTTTAAGAAAAAATTAAATGCTATGGAAGTTGCTACTTCCTAGGTGTCGCACACTTTTATAAATAAAACAATCTATGAATTACAATGAAAAAAAGTAAATTATTTGCAAGAGTTTTTTGGGCAACGATATTCCTCTGGATTTTTTTCCTAGGAACTTCAGCATACGTTGGCTACCACAACCATCCAAATTTCATTTGGTATAATGTGGGGATAATGTTCGCCACAATATTGTTCCTTGCTTTAATGCTAGGATTCAAAAGAAAGGAATTCAAAACCGAACTAGCTTTTGCTGCAAAGAAGTTTAGCGAAGAACTTAACACCACGTCACGCCGGTAATCATACTCAAGTCTATCGCGGGAGACTGACGTAAAAAGACTTGAGGGGTCAGTTCAGGGTTCACCTGTTTTTTGTCCAAATTAACTGTGACCCATTTTTACTACGTAAAAACCGCTCACCCTCATCGTCAATCCCCGCGCTTGATATTTAAGTATGGTGAAGTAGGGTTCAGTCAGGTAATGTGGGGTTCGGTTCGGTAAGGAGAGGAAATCATATTCAAATCCGGTTCGGTAGGGTGTTGCGGTGTAAAGTGAGGTACTGTACTGTCTGGTGAGGTAATGTAAGGTAAGGAACAAAAAATAAAATGAAAATAAAAGAAAACGAAACACGGGGAACAATGTCAACTTTAGGCGTAAAAATGACCAAGTATACCATGGACAAGAAGCGGTATACCAGTAAACTGATGGACGCAGAAAACCCTAACTGGAGAGAAGAAGGAGAATATTATTAAGATGGCAAATTGGAATTTAAGAGCAGGGAAGTCCACTTTGCAAGAAGCAATGGCAAATTTGATGAGACAAAAAAGTTATACTAGAAAAAAAGAAAGGAAGATGGATGACATCTTCGGAACTAAATCCAAGGAGAAAACAAATATGGAAGTAAAAAGTAGATACGAAGTTATCGCGGAATTGGAACAGAAGAAAAATCATCTAATCCAAGAACGTGAAGGTTTCAAAGATAAGGTAAAGGATATTAAGAAAGATATTCGTGAGTCTGAAAGAGAACTTGAAGACAAGAAGGAAGACCTTAAAGATTTTGAAGAAACTATTGATGAACGTAAAGAAACAATCAATGAGTTAATTAAATCTGTTGATGAAAGCTTGAAACGATTTCAAGATTTGAGACATTCGAAGAAATAAATGATTTCAGAAAAAGTAAAAGCAAGATTTATGAAGAAAGGTGAAAATCATTTAACAAGAAGTAATAGTCTTAGAAAAAATAAAACTAAATTTAGTCCCCTCCCTAAGATACTGTTCAACTGAAAATTGAACTCCAAGATGGTAGCTTAATGGTAAAGCACTCGACTTGTAATCGAGAGATTGCCGGCTCGAAACCGGCTCACACTAACGGAGGGGATTCATATTCAAAATGGAAACAATGAAAATTAAACTGGAAGGATTAGCAGAGTTAGGTTTGGGGATGGCTTGGGGCGGTTTCTGCCTAGTTTTACTGATGATAGGTCTCTGTATCGGACTCGCTATTGTTGTAGCATCTGGATAATCATGGCAAAAGATAAGGACGAGGTAATAAAACTTGAAGGAAAGAAATATAAGAAAACAAAATTCATAATTGAAGAGACTCACCCCGTCATCGGTCGCATTCTAATTATTGATGATAAGAAGTTTAAAATTATGGATGAGAGTGCTATCGGCGAACACCGTTCTGGAACCTTCATCGCTCCATTAACTGGAGATGATGAAGAAAGGATGCAAGAGTATGATGAAGATTTAGAAAACCTTAGCGAGAAACTTGCAGGGAGAGTTGACATCAAAAAACTCATCAAAGAAAATATTAAGAATAAAAAACATCAAGAAATCAAAACCGGTCTTTTCATTTTAAACGAGATGGAGAAAGGTAACAAGTCAGCAGAAGAAGAACATATCAAAGGATGTTATCAATACGTGGCACATTATAAAAACCATTCCTTCGACTTTTTTTCTGGCGCACCACCGGAGGTTATTGAATAATCATGGCAAATGAAGATATAAAAGCGGAACTTGAAAAGTTGAAGCAGGAAGATGCGAACGCTCTTGAAAGGCAAAACCTTAACAGGGAAATGCAAAAGTATAAAGCGCGTAAGTGGGAAAGGCAACACCCAAGATTGGCTCGACTTAGAAACATTTTTAATCGCGGTGGCTGGTAAATCACTACGGTGCAGTGGTGGGAAGAATTTATATAGTCTAGTATTTTATAGAATTTATGAAAACGCAAAGTCACCATCTTTTGACTGTTTTGTTAAAAGATTTATGGAAACAAATTGATAGGGTCGGAGAAGATTTCGAATTAGCAAAAGCCATATCAACAGTTGTGAATTACTTAGAGGAAGATGATGGAGAATAGAAATGAAACGCACGCTTCAATGGAAGTAACGAAAGACGTTAGAGCTAGACTTAATAGGATTAAAGGAGCGAAAGACTTCAGAACATACAACCAAACCATCTTATATTTACTTAAAAAATACGAAAATTCAGATTAATCTTTTACATAAAAGATTTTAGATTCAACGAAAAGGGACGTTTTAACGTCGATAAATAAAATGTTTAAGGACAAAAAATGGTAACTAAAGAAGAACGTAAGCGAATGGTTTGGAGACAATTCGGGAAGCAGAAGTATGAAGAGATTAGTAAATTTCTTTTCTGGTTCATTGCTATTGGTTTATTTGTTTCTTTACTTTCAGGCGCATTATATTCTTGGAGCTCACTTGCTTGCGAGAATGGATGGCTAACAGCAACAGAGTTTAATGGAACTTGCGATTATGAAGAAATAACGATGGTTGCAGTTGCTTCACTTTTCATATTAATAATGATTATTGCAGCAATGATTGGCTTAATTTTAACAGTTCGGAATTGGTTAAAAAAGAACTGGAAACAAGCAGAAGAAAAAGTTACCGCGGAATTAAAGAAGCAGAGGAATAAGAAATGACTAGCTATATTTATTATGATTGCGGTTGTGCATATTCTTTTTCCCTAGATGGATGGGGAAAGGGTCAAGAATTGGAATGTGAAAATCTTTGTGATGAACACGCAAAAGACATTGATGATGAAGACAAGGAGCCAGAAGAAGGAAACTCACTAACAGTTGTAAGGAGGGCAAGAAAGAATGAAAAAGATAAAAGTTGAAATTAAAAGTATTTCGCCTTTACTTATGAACTCGCCAAAAGCTATGATTGATGAGGCATTAGGTCAGGAGATGAAACTTAAGACCAAAAAATATGACCCAAAAGAAGAAGCTGAAAAAGTTGCATATAGGAACGAGAAGGGAAAACTCTTCGTACCGTCAACAGCCATCCGTGCTGCTATGATTAACGCATCCAGTTTCAAGAAGATTGGGAAGTATGCAGCCAAATCGATTGTTAGTGCATCCGTTTATATTCCTGAACCAGAAATTGTTTTGGATAAACAAGCTTATGAAGTCGACAGTAGAACCGTCGTAATTCAGAGGAACAGAGTTGTAAAGTTCCGACCTATTATTAAAGATTGGAAACTAAACTTTGAAATTGTTTATAATGAAAATTTGATTGATGAAAAATTCATCAGACAGATTTTGACCGAAGCTGGGCAAAGGATTGGACTACTAGATTTCCGTCCACAAAAGACTGGAAGTTTTGGTATGTTTGAAGTAACTAAATGGACAGTTCAAAAATAATTTGAAAAATGGCAAGTAAAGTAAGGCAAATTCAGAAGAGAGTCGTAATCAAAGACATCTCTCTCGACAAAGAACTTTATCCTCGTGAAAACTATTACTGGAAACAGGCTAAAGGTTACGCTACTGCAATGGAGCAAGGTGACCAGTTCCCTAAGATTATCTTAGGTTTGAACAACGGTACACTTTATCTTATTGATGGTAGGCACAGGATTGAAGCTCATAAGATTTTGAAAATCAAAGAAATTGACGCTGTAGTATACCACGGGTTATCGAAAGCAGAAATCTTTAAGATGGCTGTTAAGACTAACACTACTCATGGTATGAGTTTATCTGCATACGACCGGAGACGGTGCGCTGTGAAGTTAATAGAACTTGGTGTCAAGAATGCTGAGGTTGCAAATCTTATCAATGTCGAAAGTGATGAACTTCAAGATTTCGTTGGACAAAGGATGGTTAACACTATCACCGGCGAAGCGGTTGAAGCTGAAGAAGATGAAGGTTTCTTCAAGAGTATGGGTAACCGTATTTTGAAGAACACTTTGAAACATTACGCTGGAACTTCCGGCGCTGAAGCTCAACGAGTTATTGATTTACAAAAGAAACTTCCAACTTCAATGAACCAAGATAAGGTATGGGCTACGGCTGTTTACCTCTTGGAGAATGATTTGGCAGATTTGGATAGTAAAGAAAATCTTGAAAAGATTGGACGATTGAAGACTCTTTTACGAAAAGTAAAACTTTAAAACCAAAAGATTGTTTATTTTTATTATTAAATTTCAGGCGGGTGACCAACCCTTATCCGTCTTTATTATTTTCACATTTACGGGACGTAACCTAGGTAATTTAAACTTATACAACCTTACCTTGTCCCGTTGATTACGGGGACGACCTTTTCTTGAAACCTCCTTGCATAGTTTTCTTTGAGGTTGTTCCTGTATCATATTCAATAAAGTATTGCGCGGCAATGTACTGTGATGTTTGGTTGGGTACTGTTTTCTAAGGTAAGGAATTATATTCATTGGGTGCTGTGTGGTTTTGTCAAGTGATGTATTGTTTGTCGCGGTTCTGTAGAGTAAGGTAAGGAAATTATATTCATACGGTTCGGTTAGTTCCGGCTTGGCAAAGTCCTGTGGGCTGTTGCGGGGTGGGGTTCGGTAAGGTAAGGATTTCATATTCATAGGCTCGTAGCTCAGTCAGGTTAGAGTACTGCTCTGATACGGCAGAAGTCACGGGTTCAAATCCCGTCGAGCCTATTAGTTGTTGTGTGGTAA